AAAGTGTCTCGCTATCAAAATTTTATAACCGAAAACACATCCAAACTCAATGAATATATTAACGCATATCAAGACCTGGTCAATGACGAGAAGAATACCACCAAAGAAGGATTTGCCGCCCCCGCCACCACCGCCACCACCGCCACCACCGCCACCACCACCGCCACTCATACCATGGATGCTGCGCTAGAAGTGAGCGCCCGCATGAAAGAAAGCCACAAATACATGTTGATCGTCATTGGACTCGTTTCATTGTACGCATTATACAAAACAGTCAAACAATTATGAATGAATGGTATGAAAAACAAATGTGAATAATGATACAAAAAATAATACTCACAAATATTAAATACCATACCAAACACCGAAATTATGCCAAGTAGTAGTGATAGATTAAGCACATCACAGGATCAGTTATTCACCAGCATTAAGCAACTGCAAGATGCACAACTTGCATACATGGATGAATACGCCAATGCTCAAACCACCGTTGAACGAGACCGCATTATGGCCAAGATGAAACAAAACGAAGCGCTTCGCTCCAACTTGCTTGCATCCGCCGGCACCGTGAACATGGTTCAATCCCGTGCAGCCGCGGTTGAGCTCACCGACGCCGAAACCATTGCATTTGCAATAGAAATTGCGGAGCAGCAGCTCAAAACTCAGCTCGAGCAATTGGAAGCCCTTCAAGAATCGCATGCCGGCAAAAAACGCATGATTGAACTGAACACGTATTACGGAAAGCGCTTCATGGCCCAGGCAAGTGTTATGAAAATTTTCATTTTCATGTGCATCCCCATTTTGATTCTCACGGTTTTAGTGAATGCCGGATTGTTTCCCAGTTACATTGCAGGGCTCCTCATTATTTTGATCACCGTCATTGGCATCGTTTACATTTATAACGGAATAAGCGACATCAACCGCCGCGACAAACGGAATTTTGACGAATACGCGTGGGAATTTGACCCCTCGCGCGTGGGAACCATTGTCAATCCAAACTATGGCACCACCGGCAGCGGCACAAACGGCAACATGGTCGGATGCTTCAACGGTAATTGCTGCGGCGAAAGCACCCAATGGGATGCAGTGACCGGCACGTGCATACCTAAATAACGATCCACTACGGCACCACCAACAGCATCAACAACAGCACCAACAACAGCATCAACAACAGCATCAACAACAGCATCAACAACAGCATCAACAACAGCATCAACAACAGCATCAACCACTAAAGGAAAATCCAGTTTGCCAGGAGATTTGAACAATTAACAACTCAACCCGGCAAATACTGCATGACCGCGTTTTCATATGCGGTCACTTTGAACGCATCATTGTACCCTTCCACGTACACGGTGTCGCCGTTGTACACGTTGTCGCACCCGTACTCGTTCGTGCAGCTGCGCCCCTTCACCGAAACCGGCAGCTTGATGAAGTTGCTCTTTTCGCTGATGGTGTAAAACTGCCACTTGTCGCGGTTTCGGAAAAGGGGGCGTCCCATGAGCGGCAGAATCGTTTCGGGACCGCTAATGCGCGTCAAAATGCCCACCTGGCGATACTCCGCATTCGCGCCCCCCTGCGTGCTCACATTGATCGGCACCACTGGGCCGCGCACGTCCAGGGTCGCGCGGTCGTCGCGCATCGGAGGCACGTACGGATTCAACAACACGTCGCCCTGCGAGTTGCTCACGCCATAATTGGCGCGTGACTGAAACATGGATGGGTGCGCTTGTTGCATTGGTTGCATTGGTTGCGCTTGGTTCGGGTTCGTTTGATTTGCGCTTGTGGGTTTCAAGAAATACACAAGGGCGCAAACCGCAACAAGAATCATGATGGTAAACGTTACGTTCTCAACACACAAAACACCTGGCGGACAACGTTTGTTGGGCATTTTTACCTTTTCAAGCAAGTGGAAACGAGAGAAATTCAAAAAAAAACAATCGGGTAAAAACGAAAGTAAAAGTAAGAATGAAAATGAAAATGAAAATGAAACTATAAAATGCGAGAGCGTTGTATAATTTAATCCGATATAATAACTGCGGGGGTTTATGCCGATGCGGGTGCTGTTGTTGCCGTTGCACCAGAACCCATGCCGATCTTTCCAAGCAAGCCGTCAATGCCCTTCATGTTGAACTTGTCCAGAAAGCGCTCCGCGGTTTCAAGGAATGGTTGCATGGTTTTGATGTTGTCCATCAACACCTTTTGCTGTTTTAGCACTTCTTCAGTTTGCATCTTCATTGCGCCGTTATTAATGTTCTGCAACGAATCGTGCGCCCGTTCCATTTGTGCGTTTGCTTCGGCCTTCGTTCCGGGAAACGGGGTGGTGCTGCCTTCATCTTCGTCATCGTCGTTGAAATTGGCGGGAGCCAGTTTGCCGTTCATGCCCTCCTTCTCCCCGCTCGTCTTTTTTGATTTGGTGGGGGTGGGTTTAGGAGTGGCACTAGGAGTGGCACTAGGAGTGGCAGTAGAAACGGATGATTTAGCAGCGGTACTAGGAGTAGTGGCGCTAGCAGCGGTACTAGCAGCAGCGTCTTTAGAAGCGGCATCCTTAGAAGCAGCATCCTCAGAAGCATCCTTGGTCTGCATGCCCTCCCTGGAACTCAACCTGCTAAAATAATTGACTTTAGACACCATGAGAAAATTGGTTGCCAGAATGGAAACCAAAAACACGATCACCATGTTCTTCGTGAAAAAGGTGCTTAAATAGGCAACAATTGCAAAGAATATCACGGCCTCAAAATTACCCATCATCAAATAGCCCACCACGTTTACAACCGCGATGACGAGCATGATGTACAACACGTTCTTGTCGGTGGCCAGCGAAGACGCCCGGGCTTCCACCGACTTGAGCCCGCTTGAAACCGAACGAGAGATGCTTTTTAAATTTGAGTTCATGAGCGCGTTTATCTGTATTATGTTGTATGTGTATATTATTATTTATTATTATTTATTGTTTTGATGGGAAATAAAATGTGATGCAAATGTATAAATACGAAATAACTGCATTAATTCTTCCATAATTTTCAGATGGACGAAGCATCTAAGGTTGCCCGTAGGAATGAACGTGACCATAAAATAGATGTATACAACGGTATAAATGCTAGTCAGAAACATGGGTGCGAATACTTAAAAAGTCATATTGATATGATGTATCAACTGAAAGGCGAACACTTGAACGACATTCCCCATTATATAACCCAATTGGAAGGATGTCCGGATTTGGAGCGTTACAAAATAATCTGTATGTTTAAACAAATTGACTTGGAAATTAATAATAATGCAAGCCTTGAACAACTAAAAATAACTTTTCTTCAAATATGCGGTTTAGTGGAAAAATACGTTCAAACACACCCGATAGACGCAATTTATCTTCCACGACTTGTGACATTGTTCAATACATTGAATCGTATAAATCGTGCAGATCCTGAAATGCATGCAACAATTATGAAATTGTACGAATCATCATGGTGGTTGTTCGCACGAAACAAGCCGCAAAACAAGAAGGTGCGGGCAATAAGCGCAAAAAACGCAAATCCAAGAAGTCCAAGAAGTCCAAGAAGTCCAAGAAGACGAAGTCCAATAAGTCCAAAAAGTCCAGGAGACACTGAAACAAAAATGAAATATGTGCATTGTATAATAGAATAAGAGCTCATCATACAATGCTGAAACGCACTTTAAAAAATAAAACCAAGCATAAAACCAACAACACACAAAAGAAATCCAAAAAATCAAAACGCGTAAAAGAAATGGATTCGGTGTGGGGAAAGAACAAACCGCTGGAAGAATGGTGGAGGCAGCTAGCATCCGGAAACAAGGTGGTGCTCGTTGAGAGAAATGGCGGACACAAAATGCACACCATGCCCACGGGCAAAATGGCCGTACGAAAAGCTTATAACGCGTTTGACGACGACCCCGACATTGTTGCCGTGCTTTCATCCAACATGTCGCAGGACGCTTATGAAGTGCATTTGTATCCAAAGGCAAAGGGCAACACCGTTGAACACGTCATCAAACATTACAAGAAATACTTCAAGTCGGCCGGACCCACGCCGCCAGACCTGGTTGCAAAGGGCATCCCGATGCAGAAAAAGGTGCTGCTGCCGGCTTAACTCCGCGATTAAGGCGGGGCAAAACGCATGTCCCCATTGGGGGGTTTAAGGGGGGACGCATGTCCCCCTTTTTAGATGGTCGGCACGAACTCCCAGTTCAGCTCCTCGCAAATCTTCTTCCAGATTTCGTCCTGCTCAATGCGCTTCTCGCGGTCCTTCAGCATGGGAAAATACGGCAGGAACTCGCGCTGGTCCAGCAGCTCGCACAGCTTGTACACCGTGTAGTAGTAGTTCAGAAAGTTGACGCGGTCTTCCGGGCAGAACTTGGCGTACGGTCCCTGAATCTCCATGAACAAGTTGCACAGCGTTTCCTCCAGTTCCGGCGACATGACCGGCGGCTTGATGCCCAGCTTCTCCTTGATGAACGGAATGTGCTCGTAGTACTTGTTGTACCCCAGCTTCTTTAAAATTTCTTTCGCCTTTTTGTCCGTGAGCTGCGTGTGCAGGTCAATTCTCTCCTTTTTAATTTGGTGCTTTATGTTTTCCAGCACGTCGGGCGGAATCTGCGTGGTCTCCTTCGCCTGGAACTGCGCCAAAATTTCCTTGAAGTGGTTGATGCGCTTGTACGCGTAGAAGCACGCCTCGTTCGGCGGCTCCTTGTACGACGGCTTCTCGTTCTCCACCAGGTAGCTCACGTGAATGGAGCAGTTGTTGCACACCATGATGCCCTCGTTTTCCACCGGGATCATTTCACCCGACCGGCAGTACCGGCACACGTCCGTCGGAAACACGTACTTGCTGATGTCAATGTAGGACGGATCCAAATTGGTCAAATACCGCTGCACGTTGCTCTGGTTGATGCGCTTCAGCTGGTCTTCTTTAGACGCCGCGCTCTCCACCTTGAAGAAATCATTCAATATTTTGGTTTTATTGTTTCCATTGCAGATTTGCTGCTTGTTCTCAAAGTAGTCAAAAATGATTTCGTTGTTGTCCAGATAGTAATTTTTGCAGCGCTGCTGGTGCTCGCGAATGGTGGCCCGAAGGTCCTGCATTTTTTCCCGTAATTCCGGTGCATTTGGATTCAACGTGAGCTGCTGCTGCAGCAACCGCTTTTCCTTGATCAATTTAGGAATGGTTTCCGTCTTCAGCTTTGCAATGAGCGACTGATTTTCACGGTGTTTGCTGTCCAACGTCACAATGCTTTTCTCATTAAGCACAATTTTCTTATTGGTTTTTTGTTTGAACGAAGGAGCCATCTGAAAAAAAAATGTTAAAAATTTTGGCAAAACTGATAGATAATTGTTAATGCCACTTATATATTTAATACATAATTTAGCGTATTGTTAATCACATATAATTTATAGTTTTTATAATAAGTTGACCCGTGTACCCGTTATGCATCAACAAAAGGCATTGCTTAAGACCGAACTGGCCCAAATGTCCACGCTGTTGAAGTATTTAGAAAATAAGTGGAGCATAAAAAAACGGAAGGATGCATACATTTTGAAACAAGGAAACGGTTCAAAAATCACGTGCACTTCGTCCTATTTGGATCTCAACCCCAACGATGAATACGAAATTAAGCAAATTCAATTGCTGACATTTTTGTACAATGCGCTGGACGACGGATGGAATATTAAGAAGCATGTCTGCGATCCCAATAAATACGTGTTTGTAAAAACACATAATGGCCGACGCGAAATTTACGAAGACGACGAATATTTAACCAAATTCATAAAGGGAAATTTGCGGCTTCAATAATGTGCGTGGTGAATTTTACGGCATTACAGACCCATTGTATGTATTGCGACCATGTATTGCATTGGGTTGCATTGGGTTGCATTGGCATTGGGTTGCATTGGGTTGCATTGGGTTGCATTGGGTTGCATTGGGTTGCATTGGGTTGCATTGGGTTGCATTGGGTTGCATTGGGTTGCATTGGGTTGCATTGGGTTGCATTGGGTTGTTGAATTAAGTTAGTCAAGTTTAATTCATTTGTTTTTCCGATTTTTTTTTCTTTAGGCATAGTATAACCAACAACAACAAAATGGGAGGAGGATTGATGCAACTTGTCGCCTATGGCGCCCAAGACGTTTACCTGACTGGCAACCCCCAGATCACTTTCTGGAAGGTTTCTTACAAGCGCCACACCAACTTTGCCATGGAGTCCATTGAGCAGACTTTTAACGGCCAGGCCGATTTCGGTCGCCGTGTCACTTGCACCATTTCCCGCAACGGTGATTTGGCGTACCGCACTTACCTGCAGGTCACTCTCCCCGAGATCAACCAGCAGATGAAGTCCTCCGCTCAGGACGGCGTCTATGCCCGTTGGCTTGACTTCCCCGGTGAGCAGCTCGTCTCTCAGGTGGAGGTTGAGATCGGTGGCCAGCGCATTGACCGCCAGTACGGCGACTGGATGCACATCTGGAACCAGCTCACCCTCACCGTTGACCAGCGCCGCGGCTACTACGCCATGGTCGGCAACACCACCCAGCTCACCTACATCACCGACCCCTCTTTTAACGATGTTGACGGCCCTTGCCAGGCCACCGCCCCCCGCCAGGTGTGCGCCCCCCGCAACGCCCTCCCCGAGACCACCCTCTACGTGCCCTTCCAGTTCTGGTACTGCCGCAACCCCGGTCTCGCCCTCCCCCTCATCGCCCTCCAGTACCACGAGGTCAAGATCAACCTTGACATCCGCCCCATTGACGAGTGCTTGTGGGCCGTTGGCTCCCTCCAGTGCGGCTCCGGCGTCCGCACCTCCGCCGGTGGCAAGGTCGTCACCGCCTACAACCAGTCCCTCGTCGCTGCCTCCCTCTACGTTGACTACGTCTTCTTGGACACTGACGAGCGCAGGCGCATGGCCCAGAACCCCCACGAGTACCTCATCGAGCAGCTCCAGTTCACCGGTGATGAGTCCGTCGGTTCCTCCTCCAACAAGATCAAGCTCAACTTCAACCACCCCGTTAAGGAGCTCATCTGGGTTGTCCAGCCCGACAGCAACGTTGACTACTGCTCCTCCCTGGAGTGCGGTCAGCTCCTCTACAACCTCCTCGGTGCCCAGCCCTTCAACTACACCGATGCCGTGGATGCTCTTCCCAACGCCATCCACTCCTTCGGCGGCAAGGAAGCCACCGCCCTCAACTCCAGCTCCTTCATCAACGACAACATGTTCAACGATGCCGGCGCTGTTGACATGTCCGGCCCCGGCTGGTGGAACGGCGTTCCCTCCGCTAACACCAACCCTGCTGGTGGTGCCCCCAGTGGTGCCCCCACCAACCCCGTCTGGTATTCTGGCCCCAACTTTGCTGGCGAAAACAACAGCACCTACTACTACGGCGCTGCACTCCCCGCTGGTCACCTTGAGAACTCCGGCGTCTCCGATGCCGGCGCCTTCGTCCTCGCCGAGACCGCCCTCCTCCTCCACTGCTGGGGCAACAACCCCGTCGTCACCGCTAAGCTCCAGCTTAACGGCCAGGACCGCTTCTCTGAGCGCGAGGGTTCCTACTTCGACACCGTCCAGCCCTACCAGCACCACACCACCACTCCCGACACCGGTATCAACGTTTACTCGTTCGCCCTTCGCCCTGAAGAGCACCAACCCAGCGGCAGTTGCAACTTCTCTCGCATTGACAACGCTACTCTTCAGCTTGTTCTCTCCAACGCTACCGTTGAGGGTGTCAAGACTGCCAAGGTTCGCGTCTATGCTACCAACTACAACGTTCTCCGTGTCATGAGCGGCATGGGTGGTCTCGCTTACTCCAACTAAACGCATTATGCTCACAGTTTTTTCATGTTATTTATTAGATAATATGAACAACAATCAAGGGTGTCAAAGACTTTGACCCTCTTGATAATTTAAATCAAATGGTGTGCATAAAACGCCCACCCTTTGCATATCATCGGTGGTGTAAGCACTACTTACAACGCGAAAACATTATAATCGGTGGTGTCAACACTGTTGACGGCACGAAAACAACCAAATTTGCATATCATCGGTGGCGTAGATACTATGGACATCACGAAAAGAACAATCCATTTATTATAAAATTCAAAAACAATATAAAGGTGATGTAATATATGAGTTTACATCACGCACAATGGACATTGTAAAGGCATTCAATTCAAACGACTTGCACACGGAAATCGTGATAAAAGGCACAATCCATAAACCGTTATTTCGTGCAAGCGACATTGGATTGGTTCTAGAAATGGTTAATGTGCGAGCATCTATTGTGGACTTTGACGATTCAGAAAAGTGTGCATTAAGTGCCATTGACAGCACGGGAAGAATGCAAGAAGTGACATTTCTCACCGAAAAAGGATTGTATATGGTGTTATTTAGATCACGAAAACCAATTGCCAAAAAATTTCAAGATTGGGCGTGCGAAATCATACAAGAACTTCGTGTAAACGGTATATATGATTTGAAAAAAGAAATGGAAAAAAAAAACAATGAAACCATTCAGCAATTGGAGGACAAGCACAAGCAGGACATTGAACAGCAAAAAATCACGGAACGTGAAAAAGTATTATTGAAAGAATATGCGTCCATTGGTTCAATTGTTTATGTCATCCGGGTGAAAACGATTGATAATAGAAAATACATTGTGAAAATTGGTGAAAGTCGTAAAGGGATAACTGGACGTTACACTGAACACAAAAAAAACTACGAGGAATGCACCCTGCTGGACTGCTTTGCGGTTGCCCGAAGCAAAGATTTTGAGAACTTCATTCATCATCATGAACATGTAAGGCTGAACAAAGTGACTGATTTGCAAAACCATGAAAATGAGAATGAATTGTTTCTGATTGGGCAAAATTTGACATACGATCAATTAAATAATATCATGACATCCAACGCAAAGCATTTCAACAATGATGATATTGCAAAAATGGAACTTGAGAATGAAAAATTGAAATTGTTGCTTGAAATGAATGAAAAAAACAATCCAAATGGACTTGTTCAAGAATTGATCAAAACAGTGCAACATCAAACATGTCAAATAAACAATCTTGAAAAAACTGTCAAAAATTTATGTGAAAGTATAACTTCAATGCAAACCAAAACCACGACTGGGTTTAATGAACCATTGGTCACACTGGGTCCAAGACTTCAAAAAATAAACCCAGAAACAATGCAAATCATCCGGGTTTATGAAAGCGCATCCGAAGCAATGAAGGAAAATCACAACATCAAGCGTCCAAGTTTGAACAAGGCGGTGGTTGAAAACACTGTGTACTGTGGATACAGATGGGCTTTTGTTGACAGAGAACTGGACGCAAACGTGATCCACAATCTTCCACCAACAAAAAAAACAAAACAACAAAATTTAGGATACATTGCGCAGTTGAATGAAACCAAAACCGAAATTTGCAATGTTTACATTGACCGAAAAACCGCCGCGCATTTCAACGGGTATGAGTCTGCGTCTGCGCTTGACAATCCGGTGAAACAATTCACAATGACAAGAGGGTTTTACTACAAATTGTATGACCAATGCGACGAAGCGTTGCAAATCGCATTTGAGCAAAAAATAAACGGTAAACCGTTGTTGTATAAGAACGGAGTGCATCAATGCGATTTGCAAAATGTGGTTGTGAGGGAATTTGAGTGCAAATACGATTGCATGAAAGCACTTTCAATGAGCGACAAAACGTTGACAAAGGCACTTGCAAAGGGCGTACAATACAATGGATCCATTTTCAAAGAGGCCGGAAGCAAACTAAAATGCATATAAATTAATTAATTTATCAATACAATGTAATGTCAAATGCAATACATTGTTCCCCTTTCAATCGCTTGTGTGCTCCTGATTTTAATACTCGTTTCGTCTGCCGTGCAAAACCGATTCGATAAAAAACCCCGATTCGGTGCCGAGAAAAATCAAGACAATGCAAATAACGGCGTGCCCATTGTCTCATCCCCGTTCAAAAACTTATTTGACGACCAGGGCGCCCCGTTGAATGTGATCCTGATTGCGGCCCCCTTTCGCACTGTGGAGGACGAGCAGGCGTACGAGTTATATAAGAGCCAGGGGCTCTCCTTTTGCGGCATATCCAGCTACATCAATTTCCCCGGCCACATTGAGAACCCGCACGAGGACCGCTTCCACGAGGAGCGCGGGCACGACTATCCCGCCATGGTGTCGGCCTGGCTGCACTGTTTTAGGGACCCGCCCACCAATTTGCAGAAGTCCGGATTGCCGCTCATGCTGCTGACCGAGTCCGATTTGAAGGACGCCGACGCGTACAAGCCCGACCCCACGATTGCCAAGGAATACGACTTCATGTACGTGTGCCTGCAGGACAACGACAAGTGCGAGCCAGGGTGGCAGTCATACAATCGGAACTGGGACCTTGCCAAGCAGTGCCTGGAAATCATGTGCGGCGAGTTCGGCTTAAGAGGCGTTCTGGTGGGACGCACCAATTGCGAGTTCACAAAGAAGTGTAACGGCATCGTCAAGGTCGTCCCGTTCCTGGAATACGACGCGTTCCAAAAAGAGATGCAGAAGTGCCGCTTCCTGTTTGTGCCGAACATTGCCGACGCCTCGCCGCGCGTCATCACGGAGGCCATTTGTTACGACATGCCGGTTCTAGTGAATCGCAACATCCTGGGCGGCTGGCACTACGTGGAGTCCGGCATCACGGGTGAGTTCTTCACGAGTAAGCGTGACATAGTGCCGGCTCTGCGCAGCTTGACAACCCGTATGAACGCGTACGCGCCCCGCCGGCACTTCATGCGGCACCACGGCAAGCACCGCGATGGCCGGCGCCTGGCCGCATTTCTGAAGCAGCATTACCCCGACCTGAACAACAAACGCACGAAATACGCCACAATCACGATTTAAGTGAAGAACCAATTCCCTGGTCCTTGTGATACCCGCAAATGATATTTCAAAAGTATTTAAAGCCACGATGAATTAAATCAAATAATAAAAAAAAAATTGAAAGGTTGTCCATTTTTGTCAACTTTTCGTTAAGACAGTACAAACAACCACCGTCACACAAGACAACAATGATTCGCTCTATGCAATCCGTTCCTGCTCCTGCTCCTGCTCCTGGAAAGAATGCCGGCAAAAACAAGAAAAAACGTGCCAACAAGAAGAGGCGTGCTGCGTCCGCAGCCAAGGCAACCAGCGGATCTGGAACCATGACGTCGCAGCTCGGCGCCGGTCGTGCCACGGTTCCCCAGTGGTGCAAAATTGACATTGACCAGGTGGCAAACCACGCCGGTGGGTTTGTGTGGAAGCTGACCGACCTGGAACACGCCAGGCGCTACTTGATCATGGGCGCCAAGGACAACGGCAACTTCTACCAAACCAGCGAACAAGTGTCCACCGAGTGCAACACGGCCATTCTGCGCGTCATCCGCAGTGAATCGCCTGACGACTTCAAGCAGTTGTGTGCAATGGTGGAGGACATTTCGGTCAGAGGACTGGCTGCGCGCCAAGAGCCGACGCTGCTCGCGCTCGCAGCAGCCGTCGCGTTTGCCCCCACGGCAGAGAAAAAGGCAGCGGCGCTGGCGCTGGTTCCCAAATGCGTGCGCATTCCGACGCATGCGTTCATGCTGGCTGGCTACGTCACGGATTTGTCGCAGTGCAAGCCTGGAAAGGAGAAGGGCAAGGGCTGGGGGAGCGGTTTTCGCAAAGCGCTCGGGCAGTACTACACCAGCCGTCGGGGTCTGGAACTGGCAACGGCACTCACCAAGTACAAGAACCGCGAGGGATGGCGCCACGAAGACTTGCTGCGCATGTTGCACGTCAATCCGGCTGCGTTGCGAGACGACGGCGCGCGTCTGGTGTTCAAGTACGTGTTTGCCTGTGCCAGGGGGGAGAAGGAGTTCATTTGCAAACTGTTGGACGACATTGCCGCCGCCAAAACGCATCATGCAGCTATGCAGCTGCTGGACACGCCCATTCCGTCTACCAAAAAGGCCGATACCAAAGCCAAATCCGAGTCCAAAACAAAATCCGAGTCCAAATCCAAATCCAACGGAATTGTCGCAGGTTTCAAGTCGGCGATTCAATCCGTGTTCTTCAATGCACCCGCGACAACAACAACAACAACAACAACTCCAGTGCAAAGAAAAACCGAAATCCGGTTCGCGCCCCCGAATTCAGAGGAGGTTTCCAGTGTTGAGATTGCGACATCGGCGTTTCAGTGGAAGCGCATGTTCATGAACCGGGTTCCAACTGGCGGGTTCACGATTTCGTTGCCACTCCCACCTGGATCACACGACTTCAAGTTCATCGTGGGCGGCGTGTGGCAGTGCGACCCCAGCAAGCCGATTCACAAGACGGGCGAGCACGAAAACAACTTCATTGAGGTAAAAGCGCAAGCGCAAGACCCGGAACCGACGACGGCACCAACAACAACCACAACGGCCACCCCTGTGCCGCGCGACCTCATTGACACTGCAGTGTACCTGAAAGCAGTGATGGAAATTGAAGCCTGCACGACAAGTGTGGGCGACATTTACAAGGCCCTGAAGCTGATCAAAGACCACGGCCTGGTGCGCGAGCAGATCCCCACGCATTTGCTGAACAGTTCCGACATTTGGACCGAGCTGTTGAAGTCAAAGGGCGCCAACGGCAAACAAGCCGGAATGCCGCTGGAGGCCCTCACTCGCAACTTGGGGAAGTTCTCGTCGCTGCCCAACTTCATGGGTGCGGCAAACACAGAGCTCATTTGCGACCGACTTTCATCCGAGGATGACATTCAAAAGTCGCGCATTCATCCGTTCAAGGTGTTGGTTGCTTCCCGAATCTACGGCATGGGGAAGGCATTGAAGGGCGCGCTCACCTGGACGGTGCATCCGCGAGTGCGCGACCAACTCACGACCACATTCCTGCGTTCGTTCAAAAACGTGGCACCCACGGGCAAGCGTTACATGGCCGCACTGGACGTGAGTGGCAGCATGGATGTGGCATGCATGGGATGTCCCGCCATCAGCTGCAGGCAGGCATCCGCCGCGCTGGCGCACATGCTGTACGAAACCGAGCCCCATGTCTACGTGCGCGGGTTCACTTCATCACCGTCATACGGCTACGGGGTTTCAATTCCAGCTCCATCCGACAACGGGTTCCGCAGCTTTGACCATCTGGTGAGACGCGGCATGACGCTGGAGCAGTTCATTCGGGCAACCGATGCACCATACGGCGCCACCGACTGCTCGCTTCCCATGCTCCGCGCCATGGAGGAAGGTCTGGACGTGGATGTGTTCATCGTGATGACGGACAGCGAGACGTTCGCGGGCAAAGTGCATCCCCAGGTTGCGCTGGAGAACTACCGCGTGAAAGCGAACAAGCCGGACGCGAAGCTCATTGTGGTGGGAATGACCGCGAATTGCCTGACGATTGCCGACCCGAACGACCGCAACACGTTGAACCTGGCGGGGTTTGACGCGTCAATGCCGGAAATCATCGCCATGTTCGTGCGCGGGGAACTCTAGACGGGAACCTAGGTTCCCGTAAGCCCTCCTCATCAGGGAACTACGTGCCAAGCATTGCGCCCGAACCCCTCCTCATCAGGGAACTACGTGCCAAGCATTGCGCCCGAACCCCTCCTCCTTGCCCCTTAAATGATTCATGCATATAAAACTAAAAAGTAAAAAATGTTTTTTAGTTTTGATAAACCGAAAACTTAACAATGTAAAAAAATGCTGAGTTTCGCCAGATAGAACGTCACGATGTCATTGTGTTTTGTCTCTATGTTCAAACAAAATTGAATTACTTTTTTCAAGATGGAATAAAATGCAGCGAACCCAGACATGAGCAGCAGACAACAACAAGAACAAGAACTCTTCAAACGAACCGCCGAGCTGTTGGCTGATGACAAAATCACGCCGGAACAAGCCTGTTCCTTTATTGAGACGCTCCGCGATTCGAAAATACTTCCAGACGATGTATTGAACCCAGAAAACCAAGAACAAGAAAGGCAAAAAGGCTTCAACGAAATTGCGGGGGTTTACGCAGATTGGAAAATCACGACGGAAGAAGCATGCGACTTGTTCAAGGAGTGGATCGGTGGATCGGTGAGTGGAAGACTGTGAAGAATTGAAAGAATGCAAATTTGCGGCGGGCATGGTGGTTTAAATGCCCTTTTTTTTGATAAACCGAAAGCTAAACAATGTAAAATAAAATTAATAAATAAAACGCAAAACGGCATAAATGCACGGCACAAAATCAAACCATTGGAACATGCAACAAATCACGTTTTATGACAATCGCGGTCGTCTGGAAACCGCGGACATGCATGCTGTCGTATTCACCGATGGTGTCAAGAGATTCATTTGCACGCACACCCATGTGCCGGAGGCATATTTGCCCAAGGACGTCTACATCTTTCACGAAGAATACATTGCGGTTGGCACGTACACAACAACCGAAACGAAATCAACCCAATGGTACAATGCGCGCACGAATGCGTGGGAAGGCAGTCCAACCCAAAAAAGCTATATTTTCCATAAAAATTGATTTTGACTGAATTGGACTGATACATTATTAAGTCAGGTCATAATCAAAATCAATTTGTATTACAATGGCAGCCGAAGCGGTCTTTTTCACAATCATGATTGTCGTGTTTGTGGGCTATATATTTGTGATGCATTTTATGAAACGAAGTGAAACAAATGACAACATACGATCATGAAGGATTCACATGTTCTTATACGCCGGAACGATGGTGGATCCCACGACAATTTGCCGGTTTCCGCCGGTAGAAGTCAATGCAGACCCGCCGCCGGATTTGAATCCGCTGTTTAAAGCTCCTTTTTTTGGCGGGGCCGTGCAGCCACCCGCGCGACACCGTTGCAGTCGTGTGTTGCGAATGGTGTCGTCGTTGCTTCTAAATGTGAGAGGCACGCCGTTTCGATTAATGGACGATTCGCCAATTGCATTATTTCTTTTTCTCTCGGTGTAAAGTTCGGCGTCGTGGTTTTGAGTGGCCCATTTCTTGGATCCGCCCTGGCAGTATGCGCTGCTTGCCGGACTGGCGTAATTTGCGCCGCCTAAAGTGCGCATGTAAACGGCGCGCCCCATTGCAAAATCGTTGCCACCGTCACTGGGGTCAAATTTGCACGGCATAGAAGATGGAGCAGATAGAACCGCATTATTATCGGCTTGTTTGATAAGGATGCCTTGATCCGGGGGGCCGGTGAACCGTGGGTAATAAATGAATTTCACCATTCGGGTTGTTGGTATTAATATAACAAAATGTTTTTATTTTCGCGACATTTCTCTCAATGCCGTACATGACTCAAAGCGCTTTGAGACGCATGGCTTGCATCACCGCCGAATGATTGGTCATTGTATGTGCGATTCATCGCCTGTTTCTTCTTAAATGCGGTGTAATCCGACCCGTCGTACACGTACTTCACGTTGCACGTGGAGGAGGGAATGCCCGTGCCGTCATTGGAGGCTTGCACGTGCCCTCCAAACATTCTCCACGCTCCGGCCGATGAGCTGCGCACCAAACCCCGAACCTGGTCCGATCCACCAGACACGTAATTCTGGCGCCCTAAATAGTCCCCCGCATTGTTTACAAGACGAAATGGGGTGCAAACGGGTTTTTGTTTGTTCACGAGGCCCGATGCGTATTGCCCGTTCCATGCTTGCCTTAATAACAAGCGGTCCATGCTGCGTTCGTTGCCGCCCTCCATACCGCTGCCGCCGTGCGTGTTCGCACCTCCGCCCAAAAGTGCGGGCGAATAGCCGTTGTATCCACCCCCCAATGCGCTGGGTTTGCCAGTGGGGGACACAAACGAGTTCGGATTGCGTGTCACGCCTGAAAATGCAGAATTGTAACCGATTGATGTGGGCATTTTTGAGAGATTATATGAATATTTGTTATATATATTATTTGGTATATATAATATATTTTGAATGCATTAAAAAATAGAATTTCACATTACACATTTCACATTTCACATTTCACATTACACATTTCTAACTGGTGCACTCACCCCCCCCTTATTCGGTCGTCGTGACATTATTCGGTCATGATGCGCGGCGCGATGTTCATGGTCTGCAGCTCTTGGAACAGCAGCTTGCACGCGTATGGTATTTCCACATACGCAAACTCGGTGCGGTTCTCGCACATGTGGCAGCAGTGTATGCCCATCTTGTCATTCACCGCCGCAATCATGCCGCACCGCTTGCACACGTGCACCTGGTACTTGTCCGACGAATCGTACATGCGCCCGCGCGTGAAGCGGCACGCCCCGTGCGCCACCATGCTGTCGCGCTCCATTTCTCCAAACCGGTGTCCACCATCTCGGCTGCGCCCCTCCGCCGGCTGTCGCGTCAAGTTCACCATGGGTCCAATGGAGCGGCTGTGCTGCTTGTCGTTCACCATGTGCTTCAGGCGCTGGTAAAACGCGGGTCCGATGAAGACGCTGGTCTCAATTTGTTCTCCCGTCAGTCCGTTGTACATCAGCTGGTTGCCGTTGCACTCGTACCCCAGCTTCATCAGCTCTTTTCGGATGGTTTCAATGTCCAGCTCGCCAAACGACGTGCCGTCGCCGAACAAGCCCAGCTCCACCAGAACCATGCCCAGCAGCGTCTCCTTCAGCTGCCCGATCGTCATGCGCGACGGAATGGCGTGCGGGTTGATAATGATGTCGGGACGCAGCCCCTGCGCCGTGAACGGCATGTCGCGTTCCGGAATGATGTTGCCCAGCGTGCCCTTCTGTCCGTGCCTGGAGCTGAACTTGTCGCCGATAACCGGCTTGCGCAGCGTGCGCACCTTCACCTTACAAATGCAGTACCCCTCACCATTGCGCTCCAGAAAGTTGCGGTCAATGTACGACTCTTCGTGCGTCCGGTATGCGCGACTCTGATCCTCAAATTTCAACACCTTTGTGGGGTCGTTCCGATTGATCGGCACCACTTTCGCAATAATGATGTCGCGGTTCTCCACCAGCGTGTTTTCCGGCATTACGCCCTTGGCATTCACCTTCTCATAATTGCCAAACTTCATGCACTTCGTTTTGGCCGGATCGGGTTTGCACCGCACCTCTTCATCCCCGTTGATCTTCTTGTCCTCGTCCTTCTCGGTGTGGTAAATCACCGTCTGGAACAACCCGCGGTCAATGGAGCCTTGGTTCATCAACACGCTGTCTTCCTGGTTGTAGCCCGTGTGCGTCATGATCGCCACAATCACAGGCCCGCCCGAAGGAATCTTGTCCAGCTTGATCATGCCCATGACGCGCGTGTCCACTAAAGGCCGCGCCGGATACGTCATCACGTACGCCGTCTTGTCCATGCGCTTGTCAAAATTCGTCACGTACATGCCCATCGCCTGCTTGGCCATCGCCGATTGATACGTGTTTCTGGGTGACTGATTGTGCTCGGGAAACGGGATGCAGGACGCAATCACGCCGAATATGGTGCTCGGATGAATTTCGCAATGCGTGTACGTGTATTTGAACGCATCGTCGCGCGGCAAATACAGGTCCGACGGTTTCATGGCAATCATGCTGAAGTTCTGCTCCTCGGGATCAATGTATTCAATCACCGCATTCGGAATCCGAAAATCCGTCAACAAGTCATCCCAACCCAGTTCCTTGCTCCGGAGTCGCTGGATAATGTCTTTCGTCACGTACAAGCCACCCGTTTTACCGTTCACGCGCAGCACCGGTCGCGTGATGCGCCCCGCATCCGTGCAAATTCGGATCTCCTGTGCACGGTAATTGAACACCACCGATGTGTAAATGTTGATGATTCCGCGCGTTTTTTTGTCTTTGAAATCGGTGTACAGCCGCTGCGCGTCAATCGCGACTCCAATCCAGGCTCCGTTCACAAACACCTTCACGCCGTCGTGCATTTGGGCATGCGTGGCAGCATCCAGCGCAACAATGTAGGGCTGCATTTGTTCACGAATGTTGTCTGAATTGCTGATTGTGGTGATGTGCGTCATGTAACTTATGTTTTTCACCACGCCCACACTGCCGCCTTCCGGCGTCTCGGCGGGGCACAGGAAGCCCCAAGTGGTGTTGTGCAGTTTGCGCGGTGGAATCAGCTTCCCGCTCTTGTCAATCGGAGTGTTGATGCGGCGCAAATGGCTCAAACTGGAGATGTACGTCAACCGATTCAACACCTGTGCAACCCCCACCTTCGTGGAACTGACATTTTTGATGCCGAAGTCGCCGGTGGACAGCGCCTTCTTGAGACCGTTTTCAATGGTGGATGATTTGATCATTTTGTACACATTCGTGCTATTTATGATGCTCAAATAATCGTCCGTGGACCGCCACGACCCCGTGTTCATCTCGCGAACCAACTGCTTCGTCATGTCCTTCACCACCTTGTTTAAATAATTCCGAAACAAGTTGTTCAGCAGAGCGCCGGTCGTGTCCACGCGCTTGTTCACATACGAATCACGATCGTCTTGATGACCGCTGATGCTGGCATCAATCAACCGTTTTGCCATGTATCCCAAGAAGTACAACCGTTGCGTCTCAGTGGTGCAATGCGGAAACAAATCGTTCTTCAAAATGTCGGTTGCAAAATCGCGTTTTTTTCGCGCGCCTGCCTCTTTGTCCAAATTGATGGGCGTGTACATCACGTGGCTGGTGATGATTTTAAGCGCGTCTTCCTGTGTGAACACCGCGTTGGCTTCAATGATGGATCCCTGCAGAGCGTCCAGCGCGTGCGACGAATCGCCGTCCAAATTCAAATTCAGTAAGACTATTTCACAAATGGCTTTGTCTGAAATTATGCCCAACGCTCGGAACACAATGAACAGCGGAATTGGCTGCTTGATACGCGGAATTTGAACGTAAATCGGAAACCCGAATCCGTTGTGTTTGTTGGCAATCATCATGCTGATTTGTTTGGGTGAAATGCACTTGAAATCGGGCACCGACTTGATTTCGGCCATCCAGTTCCACTTGGTGTTCCCCTTGGACACGTTGAAACAGTACACACGGTTTTCGGCCGCGCGCTCCTGACCCAAGACGGTTTTTTCACTGCCGTGCATGATGAAGTAACCACCCGCGTCGTGCTTGCACTCGCCGGTCTCTTGGTGGCTCACGTGCTGACACTGTTTCAAAACGCAAATTCCGGATTTCAGCATGATGGGCAGTTTCCCAATTTGTATTTTGGACAGTATTTTGTGATAATGCTGCACGTTTTCCAGGTTGTTTCCCGAACGAACAATGATTTGGACTTTCACGTCCACCATCATGGATGACGCGTATGTGAAATTGCGCAGCCGGGCTTCTTGTGGAAACATGAGTTTGGTGGCGCCGTTGTTTTCGTGAATTTGGGGCCGATGCAAGTTGAACTGCTTGAACTCAATGATCATTTCCAAACGGTGTTTTTTTGCAACGCGATCATAGTCCTGCTCCGATGCAACGTGCACCGGGTTGAACATTTCAATGGTGCGTTCAAGCTGATTGTAGACGAGGTCATTGTAGGATTCCAACTGGTGCCGCACCAGCCGCTCCAAATGCACGTTTTCAAAGTACGAACCAATCATGTCCCAAGGCTCCTCCACGTATTGTCCAATTGCGCCAGTGATTTCTTCGCGAAGATGTTGTTGGTGTTGAGGTTGTTGGTTCCGGTTCTCTTGAGGCTGTTGCTGCGATTGATGTTCAAATGCGGACGACATTGTATATGGGTTTGACACTAATGTCGGTTAAACTGGCTAATTTGCAATTCAATTTTTGTGTTTATATTGATTTTGGTAAAATTATGAATTAAACACACGATGAATGTGTACTATTCATAAGAACGAATACATACAATCAAAGGTTAAAAATGAAAGATGGTCATATTTTTGTTCAAATTGCAGCATACCGGGACCCCGAGTTGATCCCCACAATAAACGATTGCTTGTCAAAGGCGAGGTTTCCCGAGAACTTGGTGTTTTCAATTGCGTGGCAGCACTCACCGGATGATGCATGGGACAACCTGGATGCATTTGCAGCCGACCCCCGTTTCAAAATAATTGACATTGATTACAAAGAGTCCAAGGGCGCGTGTTGGGCCCGAAACCGGTTGCAGCAACAATACGACGGCGAGGAATACACGTTGCAGCTGGACTCGCATCACCGGTTCATTGACGGATGGGACCAAGAATTGATTGCAATGCACTCGCAATTGAAATCCAAGGGGCATGAAAAACCGCTCATAACCTGTTATGCCCCGTCTTACAACCCGAAGAACGACCCCGCCGAACGAATTATGGTCCCGTACAAAATGAATTTTGATCGGTTTATCCCCGAAGGCGCCGTGTTTTTTCTGCCGGCTACGATTGACAATCATGAAACCCTTACCGAACCCATTCCGGCCCGGTTTTATTCCGCGCATTTTGCGTTTGCCAGCGGCGAGTTTGTGAGAGAGGTTCCGCACGACCCCGAGCTGTATTTTCATGGAGAGGAAATTTCAATTGCGGTCCGGGCATACACGTGGGGATACAATTTATTTCATCCGCACAAAACCATTTTGTGGCACGAATACACGCGGTCCAACCGAACCAAACAATGGGACGACGATGCCGAATGGTGGAAAAAAAACAACGATTCGCACCTCCGAAACCGAAAACTGTTTGAAATGGATGGACTGATAAAAGACATTGATTTTGGAATATACGATTTTGGGACGAAACGAACGCTGGCAGACTACGAGCGTTATGCCGGCATTTCGTTCAAACAGCGCAAGGCCAGCAAATACACGCTTGCGAACGGGTTGCCGCCCAATCCAGAAGACGACAGTTTTGAGGAGAAGACGGCAGTCCCATTCAACCACTGCATTGAGCTGCAAAGAACCGTTTTTGATGAACCCGCGGATGAATATGATTTTTGGGCAATCATATACGAAGATGCAAACGACACATCGCTGTACCGTCACGACTGCAACCAGACGGAAATACATGGTCATTTGAATGCATCGGGTGAAACCATTCGTTTACACAGCGCGTTTGACTGCATAGACCCTCCGAGAAAATGGATTGTGTGGCCGCATTCCAAAACCAAAGGATGGTTAACCAAACTGGAAAAATGCATTTAAAACACGCAAAACAATATAAATAACGAATGACATTATGCATTACTTGATTGTGCCTTTTGCATCGCATCGCATCGCATCGCATCGCATCGCATCGCATTAGGAAAGTTATTTGAAGGTTTAATGAAGTCATCCAACCCTTCTCTTACCACCTGCATTCGGTTGAACGAAGCCGACTTTTACGCGCGGTTTGACAGTCCGCACATTGTAGGACCGCAAGGCAAACCCCCTCCACTGCATCAAGTTGCGATTGAACGCGTCACCATTTGTTGTGAAATCACTTGCATTTCCGATTTGTTGCGCATTGTGGATGAGCATCCCGTGGCCGAAAACGTGGAGTACAACATCAACATGAAGGCATTGCACCGCATTTCGGAGCCGCTGCGCAAGCTGGATGCCATGATTGGCATGGAGTCCCTGAAAGAACACGTGGTGGACCAAATCATTTATTTCATGCAGGATCTGCATGTCAAGGCTGACGCCACCCCCAACACCAAGGCCGACGCCAAGGCCGAAAATGGCGTTTTCAACGACTACATGCACACCGTTATTTACGGACCGCCCGGCACCGGGAAAACAGAAGTTGCCCAGCTGATCGGCGCCATTTTCTCTCGCATGGGGGTTTTAAAAAAGACTAAATTCAAAAAGGTGACGCGCTCTGACCTGATTGCCGGGTATTTAGGGCAAACTGCCATCAAAACCGCCGATGTCATTAAAGAGTGTTTAGGCGGCGTGCTCTTCATTGACGAAGCCTACGCGCTTGGAAACGCCGACAAACGCGACTCCTTTTCCAAGGAGTGCATTGACACGCTGTGCGAAGCCCTAAGCGATCACAAATCCAATCTCATGGTCATCGTTGCCGGATACGAAAAAGATTTGAATGATTGTTTTTTTAATGCCAACCCGGGTCTGAATTCACGGTTCACATGGCGATACAACATTGACAACTACACCCCCGAACAGCTTGCAAAAATATACGAAAAAAAGGTGCTGGATTGCGGATGGACACTGAAGGACCCCCTTCGCTTGGACTGGTTTCAGAATCATGCGGATTATTTCACATGCTACGGGCGAGACATGGAAACGTTGTTGGCCCGTGCCAAAATTGCGCACAGCCGGCGCATATTCGGTTCATCCGACGACAAAAAACGCCAAATGACGCACGCTGATTTGGAGCGTGGGCTGACCATGTTCATTTCAAACGATGAAGTGAAGCGGCGCAAAGAACCCGGCGTGTTGACAACCATGTACTTGTAAACAAAAAAAAACATTACGCAATATGTGTCAAAATATTTTATATCCTGACATATATTTCATATTTGCACTGTAAAATGAGCACAAAAAAACAAATCACCATTGACCCAACCACGTTAAGCGCTGCATCGCAAGAACACAAAACTACAATGAAACGACAACGCAAAACAAAGCCATCCATCGTAGTTCCAAGCAAAAATAGTGTAAAAAACAATTTGCTTGCAGAAATAAAAAAATACAAACAGCAAAATGAAGAAACCCCAATGCAAAAACCCACTCCTCAAATGACAGACGGCGAACTGGCAAATCAATACAAAATGTCGTCCAATTACTTGGAAAAACTCATGCACAAAAAAAAAAGTAACAATGAAAAAAAACAAAATAAATCAAGGACTCAAACGCAGTCACCAAGGCAAATGCAATCACCGATGCAAATGCAATCACCGATGCAAATGCAATCACCAATGCAAATGCAGTCACCGATACCGGTACAAACGCAGTCACCGGTACAACAAATGCAACAACCAGTACAAATGCTGCAACAAATGCAACAACCAGTACAAATGCTGCAACAAATGCAACAACCAGTACAAATGCAGCCAATTCAAGACATGGAAATATCATTAGAACTTCCACCGGAATTGCAAATAAATCCACTAGATTCATTCATTTCAAAATCGTATCCGACCATCGCAAGTGTTGTTCCTTCTCCTGTGGTGGTTCCCGCGGTAGTCCCTTCTCCTGTGGTGGTTCCTTCTCCTGTGGTGGTTCCCGCAGTTGTTCCTTCACCAGCGGTTGTTTCGGAACCATCTCTTCCACCATCTGAACCATTTGTGTTCAAAGAGGTTCCTTACGGATGTTTGCGCGGCGGAACCAAACCGACGTATCGCACATATCATAAAAAAATGCACCCCGATGCATCATCATCTAATGCGCGCAATATAACCGTGAAAAACCATAACCATAGCATAGAAATTGTAAATGAAATTCATAATCAAAATGCAGCTTCGGCTGAAGACCCAATCATACAAGAACGACAGCGCAAACTGAGAGAATTGCAAGAAAGGGCTTCTGCCGCTTCTGCCGCTTCTTCTGCTTCTGCCGCTGCCGCTTCTGCAACCGTAATAAACATAAAAAACAAAATCAAACAAACCATCACCAAAAAATTCAAACTGGGCAAGGGAGCTGGAAACAACGCGGTCGGAGTTCTCATCAAAAACAACGAAACCCGCAATCGGGTAAGCAACGACATTGGCGATTTGAAACGCGAATCCATTGTTGAAATCCGTAAATACTTGCACGGTCACGGCCTGCTCAAGGTGGGTTCGGACGCTCCGCCCGACGTGCTTCGCAACATGTATGAAACCGCCAAACTCACCGGCGAAGTCAACAACGTCAACAAAGACGTTATGCTGCACAACTTCATCGCAAACCCGAAAGAGTGACAAAAAACACATTATTCAAACACATTTAAAGAGAGAAAATCTAACATAAATAATAACAACAGGACATCAGGACATGTCACTCGTCAAGGAGTATTTCCGGTTATCCAAAGAAGCCGTGCATAAATACGGCCCCAGGACCGTGCTGTTAATGCAGGTTGGCGCGTTCTACGAGTGTTACGGCGAAACCACGGATCGCGCCCACATTGACGAGTTCTGTCGCACGTGCGAACTGGCCTGCGCCAACAAGGCGCCCGGCATCATCATGGCAGGGTTCCGGGATTACAGCCTGGAAAAGTATTTGAACCGACTGCAGGAGGCCGGCTACACGGCGGTGGTGCATTCGCAGGACGCGCAAATCAAGGAGGAGCGCGCCCTGAGCGGGGTTTACTCACCAGGCACGTTCTTCACCGCCGAATCGGTGGCGCTGTCCAACAGCGTGGCCTGCATTTGGCTGGAGCGCATGCGAAACAAAACCATCATCGGCATGGCCAACATTGACGTCTTCACCGGTCGGTCCAGCGTGTTTGAAACGGAGACGGAGCTCATGCACGCGCCCACCACGTACGACGAACTGGAGCGTTTCATTTCAACCCACGCTCCGAGCGAGGTTATACTTATTTCGGAAAATTTCTCTCAAAAGGAGGCGGAGGATTTGCTGCATTTCACTGGCATTGCTACCTGCGCTCGGCTGATTCATCGCCTGGATTCGGCCGATGCCGCAGTGCAGAAATCCAAACGGCAAGTGTATCAGCGCGAGATCATGGCGCGGTTTTTCGGTTCCGTGGGATCCGTGTTGCAGTTCGCCACACACGAATTCGCCACGCAGGCTCTCGCGTATTTGCTGAATTTCGTGCACGAGCACAACCCGCAGCTAGTGCACCGCATTGCAGAGCCCGCGTTTGAAAATTGCTCGGACCGCATGGTGCTGGCCAACCACTCGCTCAAGCAGCTCAACATCATTGACGACGACAGCAGCGGCGCCAAGGGCAGGTGCTCCTCCGTGTTCAAGCTGCTGAACAACTGCATGACGCCCATGGGCGCGCGCCACTTTCGCACCCGGCTGCTGAACCCGTCCTGCTGCGCGGTGAAGATTCAGCGCGAGTACGACATCACCGCGCACTTGCTTTCGTCAACCGGCGTAATAGACGCGTGGCGCCCCCAGCTGGCGCAGCTGAAAGACCTAGAAAAATTCAGCCGCTTGATCATGATGCGCAAATGCGCGCCCCAAATGCTGCACTCGTTTTACGGGAGTTTGGGCGTAATCGGCGACCTGCATTCGGCGATTGACTCCACCGCTTCGGCATATTTGGACGCCACAAATCCGACCCCGAATCCAACTGCGTGGGAACCCGTTTCGGACATTTGCGCCCGGTTGCGCCTGCATTTGGACACCACTTTCCACATGGACAAGTGTGCCGCCGCGGGTGCCGACCTGGGCGATTGCGACTTTGTACGCCCCGGCATCAGCGCCGAGCTGGACGCGCTGCGATTGAAAAACGAAACTGGAATCAAAACGCTGTCTGAATTAAGGACGTATTTGAATTCTCTCGTTTTGTGCGGAGAGAAACCCAAAAGTACCACATCTGCCGGGTTGACAAATTTGAAATACGACGGAGCGTCGTCGGATGTCGTCCGAATCCACGAAACGCCCGTGCAAGGGTTGTCTCTGCAAGCCACTAACCGACGCACCAAGCTGCTGGCGGACCAAATCAAGCAGCAGAAGCTGGATCAAGTGTGCATTGGAGGGCGCGGGTTCTCGCTCTTGGCGCTCACGTTTCCCAAGGCCACCAGCGCAAACCACGAAATCACGAGCCCGCAGTTGGACGAACTGTGTCGCGGCATCCTTGCGTCCAAACAAAAAATAAAAGAATGCGTGGCCCAAATTTACGCCGACTTCGTGGACAAGCTGCGCGACTGGAATCCCGCGTTTCAGCAGCTCATTCATTTTGCGACCACGATGGACCTCCTGCAGAACCAGTGCCACATTGCCGTCAAGTACAAATTCTGCAAGCCGGTGATTGTGGCCGATTCAGCCAAGTCGTTTTTTGACGCGCGCGACTTGCGCCACTGCCTCATTGAACGAATCAACGAGGACGAAACCTACGTGGCGAATGACGTGGCGCTGGGCTTAGCGTCAGCGAATGCAGCTGATGCCCCCCAGAAGGACGGCATGCTCATTTACGGCACCAATGCCGTAGGAAAAACAAGCCTCATTCGCGCGATCGGCATCGCCATCATCATGGCGCAGGCCGGGCTCTACGTGCCGTGTTCGGCATTCCGGTATCATCCTTACACCACCATCTTCACGCGCATCCTGGGCAACGACAACCTGTTCAAGGGGCTGTCCACGTTCCAGGTGGAAATGAGCGAGCTGCGGGTCATTCTGCGCACCGCCAACGAACGCAGCCTCATTCTCGGCGACGAGCTCTGCAGCGGCACCGAAATGGACTCCGCAATCGCCATCTTTGTCGCGGGACTGACGCATTTGCATAAAGTGGGCTGCACCTTCTTGTTTGCAACGCACATGCACGAAATCAACGGCTACGACGAAGTGCGCCTATTAACTAATATGTGCATGAAGCACCTCACAGTTGTGTATGACAAGGCCAAAGATGCGCTGGTTTATGGACGCAAGCTGGCGGACGGGCCCGGCGCCAGCATGTACGGCCTTGAAGTCTGCAAGTCGCTGCACTTGCCCGACGCGTTCCTGGAATTCGCAAATGCGGTGCGCCTGCGACATCGGGCCCCACCCTCCGACATCGGCATCCTGTCGTTTGAGCCGTCGCGTTTCAACGCGCACAAGCTGAAGGGCGTGTGCGAGCGCTGCGCCGTGGAGCTAGCGCAGGAAATACACCACCGGCTGCCGCAAAAGGACGCCGACAGCCAGAACTACATTGGGCACGTGCCGAAAAACCACGTGGCCAACTTGATGGCGCTCTGCACCCGGTGCCACGACGAGGTGCACGGGGCGGGGGGCGAGTTAATGTGATGCGCTGCGCGAGACCGTCGTAATGACATTTATTCTATACAATGAAATGATATTAAATTTGAAAAAAAATTGATTTCAAATTAGCATTTGAAGTCAGGTCGCATGTTACTCCGTGTATTGATTGATACAATGAATCTGTTCATCCTCTCGTTGATCCCGACCGAAGCCGCCGAAGCCTACATGGACAAGCACGTGTCCAAGATCATCTTGGAGGCAGTGCAAATGCTGTGCACTGCGGTGCGCGTCCTGGTCCCCGACACGCCCATCAAGGACGAACTGTATAAGCAGGCACATTTGAATCACCCTGTGAGCATCTGGGTGCGCACATCGCGCGACAACTTCATCTGGACGCTGGACCTCGTGGAGGCGCTGCACGAGGAGTGGCGCTTCCGATACGGCCACCCCGAAACCAAAGTTCACAGGTCTTATGATGTGGCCCAGTTGTTGCGCCGCCATGTGCCGCGAGACGAGTTCTTTATTTGCCCCCGCGCGGGCCTGACCCCGTTTGCACTGGCCATGCCGGACGAGTACAAGGCGCGCAACGGCAATGCAGTGGAATCGTATCGTGCATACTACATGTCGCCCGAAAAACGGCGCATTGCGACCTGGAAGAAGAATCGGCCCGCCCCCGAATGGTATTCACTTCAGGTTTGATCACACAACGCACAACGCACAACGCACAACGCACAACGCACAACGCACAACGCACAACACACAACATAAAAAATGCACAAAATAAAAATGTTCACATTATATATCACATTTTTTTACAAATGAACCTGAATGCGAATGCGAATGCGAATGCGAATGCCAATGATTCAAACATCAATTTGGCCGAGGTTGGAGTCAATTTGGTTGAGCTGGCGAAACGTTTCGGCGAATATTTCATTGAAAACATCACCGCCATAACCACAATAATTGTGATCATCATCGGCGCGTTGGTGTATCAACAAATCATGTACGTGCAACACGGCATTGACGGCAGCAAACCAATTAACAAAAAGTCGCAAACGGTGATTGTGGAAACATTTGATAATGCGAATGCGAATGCGAATACCGATGCGGATTCCAAACTGGATTCAATGTTGCAAGCGGGGTTCTGCAAAACGCATTTAGGCAAACCCGCCGATCTTGAGACGGCGTGCGGAAAATTAAGCAAGTCGTCTTGCACTGCCACATCATGCTGCGTTTGGGCCAGCCTGGACTCCAAAGAGTCATGCATGTCTGGAAATCAAAACGGACCCATTTTCAAAAACGGAAAAACACTGGACCACTATTATTTTGAGAACAAGTGCAGTGGCAACAACTGCCCCAAATAAAAAACCCGAATAAAAAATAAATGTAAATAAAAATATATCATTTATTTATAAAAATCCAATGCGTTTGCTGCATCCTCTTCCCATTCCCGGTTCCGATTCCGGTTCCAATTTAAACCAAATTCTGCCGCCCGTTGGCGCCGCGAACCCGCCGAATGAGCATTTTACTAACGCGTTTTCTAGCAGGGATGGCGGCGTAACCGGATACGAGGGTGCCGGCGGAAGCGTGGCCGCCCTTGCCGGAAACCCCGGATACAAAATTGTCAGCATGAAGGGCGGCAAATCGTTGCGACGCGGCGGCAAAAGCCGAAGCCGAAGCACGAACAGAAACAAAAGCAGAAGCAATCGCTGCAAATGCCAACGCAAAGGCTGCAACTGCCGAAGCAGAAGCAGTCGCTGCAACTGTCGGCGCAACTGCCGGTGCAAAAGCTGCAACTGCCGAACACGCCACACGATGCGCGGTGGTGCCGGTGAATTGAGCGCAACGGCCGCGTCTTTCAATGGCGCAGCAAACCCCCCTTACCAACAATACATGGGCAATCATCCGAATTCATCCGTTTTTAGTGTGGGTTCAAAAATGCCGCTGTCAAACAGTGCCCTGGCAAATCCACCGCCCATAACGTCTGGCAACCGATGCGCGAAATGAGGAACAATTTAATATATTTTTTATATGATGAATATATTAAACAATTAAACACGTGTTCATTGTTCCTAGTTACTGAATCCAATGGCATGCAGCGCGCCAATTGACATCCCCACCAAAAAAACAGTGAACTCAATATCTGGCCGGTTCGTTTGCGTGTACGACCCCAACATGATATCCGGGGAACCCGTCACGCTTTCCGCAGACCTCAGTCATCTGTCCATCAAGTGCACGACCAACAATGCCAGCAAGGTCGTATTTTTCAATGCAGGAGCCTACACTCCGGTTGAAATGCGCGTGTACAAACCGTCGCTGCACACGTACAACGGGGTGCCGGCGGATGCGGAACTGCTGATTGTGCACTCCGGATCGTCCTCCAAATCCACCGACGGCTTGATCGTGAGCGTGCCCATTGCAATGGGCGGAAACAAACGATCCGGCCTGAACACGATTGTCGCGTCTGCCAATGCGTTGAACGCCGGAACCGTTGCCATGAATCCGTCGGCGCCCATTTTGTCCACCGTGGATGTGAACGAGCTCATTCCTTCCCGACCCTTTTACGTTTACAACGGCACGCTTCCGTACGAATCGTGCGGCGGCAACTACTACTACGCCGTGTTTACCGACCCCGTCACCATTTCAACCCCCATCAACAATCTCACCCCGAGCGACATTAAAACGGCACCCCCACCCGCGCTCATACAAAAATGCAAAACGCCACCCACCGACGGATCCGCCACCGGTGAAGCCAATGATGACGAATTTGCGCTCTTTGAATTTGTGGACACAGATGACTATGACCAAAAAAATAAGCAATTGCGTCGTCAGGATCTTCCGACTAAACCCCCCGCAACACCGTTGAATGTGTTGTGGGGACTTCTCATTGCAGCCGCCATAGGGATCATTTACTGGATATTCACGGCCTACAAGGAGGAAATAATTGCAGTAACCGCATTGAATACCGGTGTCCCTAGTGCTCCTTCAATTTATGATTAAATCTGCGCGTAGCCCAACGACGTTTGGTCCAGCTGATTCGGTTGAAAAGAAGCTGTGGCGCTGCCAATCTCGGTGTCGGCCAAGGGCGCCCTCTCGGCCACGATTTGCTCCTCCAATGTAACCGGAAACTGGTTATAAGCCGACAGCTCCTCGCTCTTTCGTTTCTCGCTCGGAACGAACGCCTCTACTGCAGCGCTCCCCGCAGAAGAGCGCCGAATGAGAAGGTACGCTGCAAACAGTCCCAGCACACCGACCACGGCATGCGAATGCGTAAAGAAGGACACCGCAATAAGAACCACCACGATGTTGCCTAAAGGCGTGTCCACATAGGGCGCAATGACGTGGGGTGTGGGTACGTTAAGAACGACGTACAAAATGAGGAGCACGGTCAGCAAGAGTTCATGCTTTTTCGCGGACTTGAAAACGGATTCCATTATAAGTTAAAAGTTAAAAGTTAAAAGGTAGTAGATAAGATGTAAACTGTATAATAATTGTGTATTTTATAATTATTATCACATAATATTTTTGTTAAAATTGAAACAAACACATGCCGCGCATATAACAAATACGCAATCGCAACTACGCAATCGATGTCCGACGCATTAACGTATCTGGGCCCCCGCGGCTACACCATCCACAAGGAAAACTTGGATGAAGAGGAACGCAAGTACATTCGCACCGAATTAACGATTCGTCCGTACATTCCTAAAGCCCCCGTGCAGCCCGCCGCGTATCCCGTTTATCGCGAGTCCCCGCTAAAAATGTACCTCCCGCGCTACTTCGGCATCGGCGCGTACGGCCCCCCTGAAGCCATCAAAATCGGTGCCGGCGAGCCCATTGATGTCGCGTTCCAGGGCGACATGCGCGACTACCAGAAAGACATCGTGCAAAAGTATTTGAACCACGTGGGCACCGGCGGCGGCGGCCTCCTGGACGTGGACCCCGGCAAGGGCAAAACCGTGATGGCGCTGTACATCCTGGCCCAGCTCCGCCGAAAAACCCTCGTCGTTGTGCACAAATCCTTCTTAATGAACCAGTGGATAGAGCGCATTGAGCAGTTCCTGCCGGGCGCGCGCGTGGGCCGCATCCAGGGCCAGATCGTGGACATTGACGACAAGGATATCGTGCTCGGCATGCTGCAGTCCCTCTCCATGAAGGAGTACCCCGCCGACATGTTTGACAGCTTCGGCCTCACCGTATTTGACGAGGTGCACCACATGGGCGCCGAAGTGTTTTGCCAGTGCATGATGAAAGTCACCACGCTGTACACGCTGGGATTATCCGGCACCATGCAGCGCAAGGACGGGCTCACCAAAGTGTTCAAAATGTTCCTGGGCGACGTGGTGCACAAGGAAAAAGCGGCGTCCGAGCACCGTGTGGTCGTGAAAGCCATCAATTACTGCGTGGACGACGCCGCATTCAACGAGACAGAATACGACTATCGCGGCAATCCGAAATTCAGCACCATGATTTCGCGCGTGTGTGACTACGCGCACCGCAGCGAGTTCATTTTGCGCGTGCTGCAAAAAGAGCTGGCGGAGAACCCGGAGCAGCAAGTCATGATTTTGGGGCACAACAAGTCGCTGCTCACGTACTTGCACAAGGCGATTGAGCACCGCGGCATTGCCGGCGGGTCCGTGGGGTATTACGTGGGCGGCATGAAGGAGGCCGACCTGAAAGCCAGCGAGTCGCGCACGGTGATTATTGCCACGTACGCCATGGCGTCCGAGGGGCTGGACATCAAAACACTCACCACGCTCATCATGGCGTCGCCCAAAACGGACGTGTGCCAGTCGGTGGGGCGCATTCTGCGCGTGAAACACGGGCGCCCCCTCGTCATTGACATCGTGGACCAGCAAGACATCTTCCGGAACCAGTGGTACAAGCGACGGGCGTACTACGTCAAGCAGAACTACGACATCCTGATGACGGACAGCCCGACATACGACGCCAATGCACATGAGCCGGTGCAATGGACGCCGGATCATGTTGCTAAAACCGTGGACGCCAAGGCTAATGCCAAGGCCACTGATGCCAAGGCCAAAAAGGCTGATGTCAAAGGCTGGATAGGATTGCCTATAATTTAGTTACATAATCACAGGCGTTCCTGGCGGAACAAGTATCATTAATTCATAGTTTTCAGGTAACCAAAAAATGCCTGCCTCATTTTCGCTTGATATCACGCGTTTCCCCTCAACTGAATTAACAAAATCATCATCATTTACCGTACTACACTCCTCAACTTCTTTAGGTAACATTGTCCAGGAACCTGCATGTGGTCCACTTGGACGCCAGTTCCCGGCACCCGCTGTTACGCACATCCATTGTCCATTATGTCCTTGGTCGCTACCGAGCATATTGGAATGGAGCTTATTTATAAAAAAATCTTGGATAGTTCTAAATTTATCGTTAAATATAGCGAATGCTTTGTGCTGTTCTTCCTCATCAAGCTTCGTATCCACAGTGAACTTGGTAAGACCTGCAGTTGTGGGAATGGTGAATATGGTGTTTGGACCTTTTCTCGTGTACGTCGTAGGTTTATTATTCAATTTTGGGTTGAATACTTTATCATGTTCAAAAAAACTTGCTCTTCCCTTTATTTTTCTACCTATTATTGAAGAAATACGTACCTTCTTATGACCACTGCTATGAGGACCCCCACCCCGCTTTTTGCTTAATTTGTTACGACGTTGTCGGGATCGTCTATATGTTTTGGACATGGTTATAATATTAATTTACATTTTAAATCATAAAAAAAGTGTTAGTATTTTTATGTTTTTTTTTGGTTTGGCAGCACACACCACATTCAGAACTCAAAGTTGGTGGTGTCGGGGGCTCTTCCAGGGTTGTGGTATTCGTGGAATGCAGATGGGTTGTCTCGGGCCGGACTTCCCGTTTAGTTGGGATTCATTAATATAATTTGGGATGGGGTATATATTCAAATCGTGGATATAATCCGTCAAAATATGTTAGTTCTGTAAAATAGCGTTCTTTTAACATATCATCAAATAATTCTTTGGTTATATCAGCCTCTACACGTTTTCTAGTAAGCCCAATACTAGGGTTGAAATGATAATAAACTACACCAACTTTGCCTCTGGGGTTTTTTTCTAAGAAATCACGCGCTGCTTGAATTTTATTAGCATGATCAATCGCCAAACCTTTCAACCTTTCATCTAATTGTGTCCGATCTTGGGATGGATGCTCTTTTATTAATTTTTCCAATATTCTATCACTCGTCGCCCAGTGTATGTAATCATCAATAGCAACACTTGCAGCTGGTTTAAATGCAACACTTGCAGCTGGTTTAAATGCAACACTTGCAGCTGGTTTAAATGCAACCCTTGCAGCTGGTTTAAATTCAACCCTTGCAATAGCACTTGGTTTAGAAGTTGTGGCACTTTGAGGACGGCGACTTTTAACACCACCGCGCTTTCTTAATGATCTGCGTTTGTCATTGCGACGACGACTTTTGGCCATTGGGATTGTATGGATTGTGTGATTGTATGTATGTTATGCATTATCTTTATAAAAAAAATGTTTTGTTTTGTTTTTTTTTTGTTTTTTTTTGTATCAATAATCACACATGTCACATCACACATACCATCATCATCATCATCATCACATATAATCGCATCAGAACTCAAAGTTGGTATCGGGGGCTCTTCCAGGGTTGTGGTATTCGTGACACGCATTGCACATAAGCTTGAATCCGACATTCGTGGGCGTATGGCAGATGAAGTCCGTAGGGGCATCCAGCCCCGCATCGCAGTATTCGCACAGACCGAACTTGTGTTCATGACTTTTCTTCAAACGCTCTTCTTTGGTCAGCTTGATGCCAGGTTGGTGTGGTTGTGGCTGTTGTGTCGGTTGTTCTGGTTCTGACTGTTGTTGCTCTGGCTGTTGTGGCTGCTGGTGCGTCTTGGTCGGAATGTGGGGGATGAAGATGGCATCGTCCTGGTTCGGAATGCAGATGGGCTGTTTCGGATCAGCGAACCGAAACAGGTTGGAGAACGCGAGCATGTTCACCAAGCTCCAGACTTTCTTGGAAACATGATTCAAGCGATCAAACGCGTCTTCTGCCACGGATGGGTTGTCTTCAAATAAGGAGGCCATGAATTTCATTTTGCCAACATCACAATCCATGACATCTTTTCTTGACAAGCCAATGGAATTCAACGCAGCATTGACTTCGGAGTGGCTTTGGCCAACCCCAAGCAACACCTGGGACGCATGGCGCTGCTCGCCGGTCATTTCATGCGGGGGCAGTTGCACCGGCTGCACATCCGATTGGATGTACGTGTCCAGGTTGTCAAACGCGTGTTCGTGGTAACGGCCCGCAATTCCATGCACCTGGGCCAAGGTCTGCATTGCGCATGCAAACTCGCGGATGTAAATTTCGCCCAAAATGCGCGAAACATCGTGATTGGAAGCATCAAGGCCAGCCAAAGGGGAAACGTTGGCGCGCATATTATCGCGCATTTTTTTTGAAATGAATTCGGCAAGGAATTTGTACTTGGCAAGAACTGCGTCTTTGGAACGAAGATGGGCAAACATTGTTCGGATCTAATGTGGTAGAAACACTGACACCAATTAGCATTTTACAATTTCAATTCAATTTTTTCTTGAATGTATTGAAACCTGGACTGACATTTTGTTAATTTTCATGATTTTACAGTATGGAATAAATTCACTGCATGTATGGTCTCCCGAATAAGGGTCCCAAAAAGTTCCGCAAAACACCTAGCGCCGCGTCGAATTTTCCCAAAAAGGTTTCGCCATATCGATTTTTGGACATCATCGATGTCCATTTTCTGGAATTTTTTTGACTCTTGTGCAAATTCGAATCGAAAAATAACAAAATTATTTTATGTATAACTTGTGTAAAAATGAGAGCATAATGGTCACGTAAAGTATGCACCAGAAAAAAGCGAGTTTTTGGACCGAAGTATTTATGACATGTGACACGCCATCATTCTGGAATTTGCCTATTTTGGTTTTATCTAATAAAACGGAAAATATGCAACCTAGTATATACATTATAACCACGCGAAAAACACCATACCATATTTCGTGTCATGAAATGATGTCCGTATGCCGTGCATATTTCCGTTTTAATAATAAAACAAAACATATGCGCTTACCATAAGCAATTTTCATGTGTCATTTATATGGCATGATAATACATGCCAATATTAATCGTTGGACATGGTTTTAAAACACTAGATAAAAATATGCACGATTGTTGTCCAGTTCACATTTTGACATGTGACCCACTTGATAAAAAAAGAAAATAAGCACATATTTGAAGCGGTTACACCATATGTCGTGTAAAATATTTCGTGTCAAAAAAGTTCCGCAAAATACCTAGCAACGCGTCGAATTTTCCCAAAAAGGTTTCGCCATATCGATTTTTGGACATCATCGATGTCCATTTTCCAGAATTTTTTTGACTCTTGTGCAAATTCGAATCGAAAAATAACAAAATTATTTTATGTATAACTTGTGTAAAAATGAGAGCATAATGGTCTCACGTTTTTGATGGGTGAAAAAAGTGATTTTTTGGGCCGAAATATTTTGACATGTGACACACCAACATTCCCACAATTTGCATATTTTGGTTTTATCTAATAAAACGGAAAATATGCACGGAGTTCGGACATCAGTTCGCGACACGACACATGGTGTGCGACAAACAACTGCATGAAACATGTTTTGCTAGATTGCATATTTTCTGTTTTAATGATAAAACAAAACATATGCGCTTACCATAAGCTATTTTTGTATGTCAACCGTTCACACCATATTTGCATTGATAATTTGACATGGGCGCTCGTTTTAAAACCCTACATAAAAATATGCAAATTGGGTTCATTTAGGTAAATTTAATGTTTGTTTATATAAAACACTTAAACCCATTTTTCCCATTTGCACAATACCCAGATGGAACATTCAGACGACACGCCGTCACGTTTTGAATGCAAGATGTGCAACTATTCGTGCACAAGAAAAAGCAGCATTTTACAGCATTATGATACGGACAGGCATAAAATTAAAATCAAGACATCAAAAAATAACGCATGCGCGTGTGGCAAAACATTTGAGTTGCGGTCGTCTCTATACAATCACAAGAAGTCGTGCAAAGTGGCTGCAAGCAATGCATCATCAACCAATGCATCAACCAATGCATCAACCAATGACGACGCATCCATGTCACTGACTGTAGTTGAAAAAGAAATTGCAATGGTAGCCAAAAAGACACAGGAAATTGCAGACAAGAACGAGGAGCTGATGGATTTGAAGACCATGGTGCAGATGCTGTTGAACGATCGGAACACGATGTGTGACAAGAATCACGAGATCATGAGTAAAAATCATGAAATGATGATGAAGAATCAGGAGGTGATTCGCGAGATGACGCAGCAAAACCAGCAGCTCATTCAAACCATTCAAGAGATGACGCCCAAAATTGGCAACGGCAACATCATCACCACGCACAACACGCAGTTCAACTTGAACATGTTCTTGAACAACGAGTGCAAGGACGCGATTAAGCTGAGTGATTTCGTTAAAACTCTCAAAATCACGCTGCAGGATTTGGAGTACACGAAGACGAAGGGGATTGTGGAGGGCGTGAGCTCCATCATCGTGAACAACCTGAAGGGCATGGACGTGCACAAGCGCCCGATTCATTGCACTGACTTGAAGCGCGAAACCATGTACGTGAAAACGGACGAGTGGGTCAAGGACGAGGACAACTCGTACGTGAAAAAGTTCATTTACATGGCGTCCTGCTACCAGACGCGTATTATTCAGCAGTGGATGGATGCGCATCCGGGATGGGAAACCAAGGAAAAAATGCACGTTGAATATCAAACGATATGCAAAGAGCTGTACAAGAACATTGAATGCGACGACAGCGCGCACAAGAAAATCATCAAGGCGTTCATCAAGGAGGTGCACATTCCGCGCACTGGGATTTAACGGCGTTTGCATGTTTTTTTGCATTTATTGGATCCTCCTTTTTTTTTGCTAGGTTTGCTAGGAGGTTTTTTGACAACGGATTGTACTGATTTTGCAGAAGCAGCGGAAGCGGAAGCGGAAGCCGTTGATTTTTTGGGTGCGGAAATAGCTGGAGAACGAGCAGACGCGGCGGCAACAGAAGCGGCAGCAGCAGATTTGGGGGCGGCGGCAGATTTGGGGGCAGCAGCAGATTTGGGGGCGGCGGCAGATTTGGGGGCAGCGGCAGATTTGGGGGCGGCAGCAGATTTGGGGGCAGCGGCAGACCTACCTCTGATACTTTGTCTTGCTTGGGCTGCTTGGGCTGCTTGGGCTGCTTGGGCTGCTTGCGCTACTGATTTATTCATTGATTGTGCTAGTATTAATCCTGAATGTTTGAATGGACAAAACCTATTATTGCACGTTGGATCCTTATGCATTGGCGTGCATTCACATGGTTGAATAACACGATTGCTTGCAGCTGCAGGCGCAGACAACCCAGTAGGATCAATATGCACCAATCTCTTAAAAACTGTACGAGACATCGTGGGCATCAATGCATGCGCGCCAAAAATACTGAGTGGCATTAGCATTGCACTTTGGAATCTATGCATCCATTGGAAGACACTGGTAACTTGTTGTCCAGGTTTTAGAGGATGTTCTTCTAACATTTTGATTGCTCCAATTTTAGATTGCAGTAGCGCATTGCATTCCATAAGCATTTTTTTAGCTTGTTCAACCGCATCGCTGGATGGCGTGCTGGATCCATTAACATTCATACCAATAATTTTACCATCTGGCATAAGAATCATTCTGTGAACGTATCCCTCTACAACACGATCTCTCCATTGATCAATCTGGATGAGTTCGGTCGGTTTTAGAAACTGGACGTATGTTTCGTCGCTTGTAAAATCGTGGCAAAAAAATGGGTTTGCTCTACTAATCACATCCGTGCAACCCTGCCAGGGTCTCCAAAATGTATTATCGACGACAACTTTAGTACATCCCCAACGAGCGGGTTGGACGGGTTGATGCAGCAACTGTTGTAATTGTGCCTTTAAATGTTCAATTTGTTGTTCCGAAAGAACATATGGTTGTAAGGCAACTATTTCAGATTCATAGTTGGGTATCTCTGAACGTTTGACTGTGCGTTTTTTCCCTTCAATATTGACATCAAATTCTTCTTCGTTTGTGTCCTTATGAAAATATTCAATCACGCTTTGTAGACGTTTCATTTGGGCGTTTGCCTTACCCGATGTCTCTATTTGTTGGTGAATATCTTTTCCCGCTTGGCCTAATTGCGTTACACTAAGGTGACGGGCTTTTTTTTCGGGAATCATTCCAAATGACGCGTGAATTCCGGCCAATGCATGAATGCTTTTATGTTGCTCAGTGACGGGTTCAATGGTTCCAAACACGGCGTTTGAAACGCGTCCATCACTTGAAAACGTGGCCGACAATGCAACTGCTGGATGAAGTTTTGAAGACATCACGCCAACCCTAGCCGAAAATTTACCATGCAATGCAAACACACTCAATGGGGCACCTGCACTTGCAACTGAGTGAAGCCCTTCAAATTTAACAACCGTTGATGGAACGCTTGGATCCAAATTTCCATTCTTGTTTACGAGCCCTTGTGCGAAACAATCGGGTGGATGCCCCGACGATGGTTTGAATATGGGACCAACAACAGTGCCTAAAACTTTCAAATCTACATGTAATGGCGTGTTTATTCCGTTCATGATTTGGTTATGGTTATGGTTATGGTTATGGTTTATGTAATACACATTCAAAAAAAATCGCAGTGTGCACTTAACAAATTCGTTAATATGTTGCGAATTTTATTCATTGTTCATGTATAACACTTAACATTCTAATAAAAATGGGGCAACTGCTTTCTCGCGAGGATGACGATGAACGCCAACCCGATGATGAACACGAGCCCGAACATGTTGAGGATGAAGTAAAAGAAAAACCGAAGAGAAGACGCAACCCGAACGCTGTCCGCTCAAGGAAGTCAAGAGCGTCGGCGCAAGGACGCACGCGCCGCAAAATGGTTGCATTTGAATGAACAAAACATAGTTTTATGACAAGTGGTAACGAGAGATATTTGCGAACAAAATACACACTACTACACACTACACAAAACATGATCCATTTTGTGTATTGTAATGAAAAAGTTTAGTACAGCTCCTGCATGGGCTGGGGTGGCGGGTAGAGCGAGTTCGTTTTGTGTCCGTAGTAGAGGCAGTTTGCCACGTCGGGTTTAGGATTATTAAGGCACGTCATGGGATCCGAGCCGTAGAAGTTGACGCGGCGCACGTCCGAATTCAGCGAAATGGGTTTCGGCACGGGCGCGATGCCGAGCGCCTTAATGGACTTATCGCTGTACATCGTGCCGCAAAATTCGGGGGGGCTGCATTTGCCGTTGTTGGGCGTGGCCCAGTAGCGCACGTTGTTGGTGTATTGGGCGTAGCCGTTGTCAAACACGGGATAGTACGACCACAGGTCGTCGGACGACATGTTGGACAGCTTTCCGGAGGGTTGGAGCGGGTAGTCCAACAGCGGATGCGCGGACGCCGACACCGATTCGGGGGACAGCGCGAACCCTTCTCTCCCATTGCGTTTATGGCACAGTTGCAGCCCGTAGCACATGACCGCGAATGCTAAAATAACGTAACCCAGGTACACGTACAATTGTTGCATTGATATGTATTGATGTATTGATATGTATTGATATGTATTGATATGTATTGATATAATAAATAATTGTGAATTATAATGACAAATACATTGATGAAAACAATGAAATTTTATTTGCGGCGACGCGTGTATTTGCGTCGTTGGCCACCTCCTTGTGGTCGTTTCGCGAATGATTTCGCAACATTCTTGGCAAGACGCGCCGATCTGGTGGCGACCCTGGCAGCATACGCGGCATTTGCTGCATCACGGCGCGCTTGAATTGCCGCACGCGCAGCTTGGGCCGCATGATATTCGGCGATCTCAGCTGAATTTTCCGAACGCACCAATGGACCTACCCACGATTGCGGAGGGGAATCAGTGTCATCACTGCTGTTGCCTGAATTTCCTCTTCCCATTCCCATTCCCATGCTAGGCCCAGCTCCTGAATCACATGATGCACCTTGACACGCAGCCATTTTATAATGATTTAGGTTGGTTGAGTTTTGATGATATGGTGTTTTTGCGTATATAATTGATGAATATTATAAACACCGAATAATGGTTTAAACACATGATGCAAATGATTTTTATTGCGGTTTGCGTTATGTCGTCCAACTACACCACCCAAAATGATTTACTAATGAACAATTTGATGAAATTCTACAGCGAGGACAACAACATGGAGAAAATGCTGCGAATCATTAATGGCGAGTCGCCCATTTCTCTCCGAATTATTGATTGGTTTGCCACGAACTACGCCAAGAAGTTTTTCACGGTGTATGAAGTGGGCGGAAATCGGCGGTTCAAAGTGTACGTGGACTACAAGCTGAAGCTAAAGGCGTACAGCAAGCGCCGGTTTGACCCGTTTTGCCGGTGGGACCGCATCACCATTCCGTATGTAAACGGCACGTTCATTCAGACCACGATTGGTCAGCTGAATTTTTTCAAATGGGCGCTGGAAAACGGGGTGGTTGCGTACATTGAGAAGCACTATGCGGACATAGAGGACGACATGAACGCGCGAAACAGCACGTCTCGTAGAAAGCCTGTTACATCCTGCGAAGAGAACGGGGACAATGATGCTGGCGACGACGGCAACAACAGCAACGGCAACAACGGCAACGGCAACAACGGCAACAACAGCAACGGCAACGGCAACAACAGCAACGGCAACAACGGCAACAACCACAATAAAAACAAGACGCGTAAGAAGAGAGAGGAGTTGAGCATATCGGCGACGAAAAGCATCAAAAAGGAGACGGTGGAAATCGTGGTGTCATTTAATTAATTTATTGATGAATTGATGAATTGATGAATTGATGAATTGATGAATTGATGAATTGATGAATTGATGAATGAAAAAATCAATTAAAATGAATGCGCCGTATACAATCTACAATGCAATGAATGGAACCGTAGTCACCAATTCGGAGCTCGCGCTGATTCCTTACACGGCGACGTCGTTGTCGGTTTTAGGGCGGTTCATATTCATGTTTCTGTTGTACAAAAACAAGAGCGCCAACAGCTTATCGCTGTTGTTTTGTTTTTTGAGCATAATTTCATCCAGCATGTGGATTTATTACAGCGTGCAGATGAACGACACCCCGCTGGTGATGCGCAGCAGCACCGAAATTACGCTGCTATTTCTCTCCGCGCTCTACATCATAAAGAACAAGCTGGTGCAATACCAGCAACAACGCCGGGTGCTGCAGCACGTTGAGCTGATGAACTAATGATGATGATGATGATGATGATGATGATGATGATGAACTGATGCGAATAATAAAATGTGTGCAATATATACACATTTTTTTTTTCAAATGCGTATTCGCGTTCCCGTGCGGTATGTTCCGCGGTCCCTGTCGCGCAAGGACCGGCGCGCGCAGATCGCCATGTTGAAGCGGTCGCGCCGGCTGTACAAGCGCGGCGAGTTCTACGGTCGCACCCAGAAGCTGCGCTCGTACCCGCACGTGGCGTCCAAACACACCGACGCGGCGCGGCGCATGTATCGCGTGGACCGCGTTGTCCCCAATGCGGCACTTGCGGCGGCCACCGGGTGCTCGGTCAAAGCCCTGCAGCAAATTGTGAAGAAGGGCGAGGGCGCGTTTTATTCGTCGGGGTCGCGCCCGAATCAAACCCCGCAGTCGTGGGGGTACGCGCGACTGGCCAGCGCCGTCACGGGCGGCAAGGCGGCTGCTGTGGATTACGCCATTCTGGAGAGCGGGTGCAACCGGCGAAGCAGGGCGCTGCGCCTGGCCCGAAGTGTGAAAAGAGGCCCCGCGCGCAAGATTGAAATTTGAACAAAAAAAATCATATTAAACGCAACAAGACAACCCGATCATACAAGGAACAAATAAAAAGAAATGAAGGCGATCGCGGTGTTTCAGGGCAAATTGAAGGGCAGTCACGTGACGTTCCGACAGGACGATCCGTTTTCGCCCGTGAAGGTGTCGGGACACATAGCGAATCTGGCGCCGGGCAAGCACGGGTTTCACGTGCACCAGTTCGGCAACTTGTTGAGCAGCGACTGCACCAGCTGCGGCGGGCATTTCAACCCCACGAATGCGGAGCACGGGTCGCGCACCAGCGTAAGCTCGCACGCGGGGGATTTTGGCAACATTACTGCCGCGCAGGACCGCAGCAGCGCGTTTCATTTTTCCACGGACAAGGTGTCGCTGTTTGAGGGGGAGCTGTCAATTATCGGGCGGTCGCTCGTTGTGCACGAGGACGAGGACGACCTGGGGAAAGGCGGGCACTCGGATTCGCTGACCACCGGGCACGCCGGGAACTGCGCTGTGATCGGGTACGACAAGGAATGAAATGAATGAAATGAATGAAATGAAATGAAATGAATGAAATGAAAATAAAATAGTATAATATTTTAAATAAGCTTTCATGAGCAGCAGCAGCAGCAGCAGCAGCAGCAGCAGAAAGAGGAGCAGAAGCAGAAGCAGCAGAAGCAGAAGCAGAAGCAGCACCTCAAGTGATAACAGTTTTGTAACTGTGCTTATTGGTGCTCATGGTAGGGAATTAAGACAGCAAAAGGCAACGCGGGAGCAAAACCTAACATTAAGAAGATTAGCAATGGCGGGTAAATCCGGTATGTTGTCATTACACAGAATTCCGAACATGATGTCTACAATTTTTCATAATGCACATGTTTTATCCAAAAACCCTCATATGTCGTTTACCGAAAAATTAAGAAAACTGTCCAGCCATTTGTGTGAGTTGTTGGGGTTTAATGAACGATTGCAAAAAGCGTATGAAGAATTGCCAGAATTGTCTGTAACATGCAAAGCACCAACTAAACACGATTGGTTTTCAACATCGCAAGTCAAGTATGATCATTTGTATGCCTTCTGTGTGAATGATGAATCCGACCCATGGGAAAGAGATGTTTTTGGAATATGGTTATTGGATGGAAGTGATCATGTGTTAAAAACTGTAGATTTTGATCCAACCAAGGAAAAAAATAACATAATGCGTCAACTTGGGTTACCATCAGTCTGGCCATTGCAGAAAGACGAGCAGCCGACCCAAAAATATGCGTTTTCAACAACGATGTTTGATTTGGAAACACGTTTGAAAGACCGGTATGGGGTAAAACATGTGAATTTTGTAGACCTGACTTGTCGTTATAATCCGAAAACACTATTACAACGCGCATCTTCTTTGTTTGTCAATTCATCGGATGATGACGAGATGGAAGATGTGCCCGATGAAATATTGGAACAAGTTGATCTGGGAGGGGTTGTTGTGGAAATACTGAAAAAACAGCCGCGAAGGTTACCTTCAGATTGGAAATATGTGAAAATTCAAAGAAACGGTGCATACGTATATGCAAATATGGTAACTCGCGAAATATCGCGTGATTTTCCAGAAGCTAAATTAGTATTAAGACCGAGAAAGCGAACCGTTCGTGGAACAATTATGGAGAATGTAAAACCTCCATCAATCGCGGGTGTTCGGCCAATGGAGCTACCCCTCGGTTGGGAGTATCTGCAGGATCCAGTAACGGGTACTGCAATTTATGTAAATAAAAAAACGGGACAGGTGAATCCGGATGTCCCTCGGCCTCATTCATTATGGGGCGGGAAATTTGCAAAATCAAAATCAAGTAAGAGAAACTGTGTGCGTAGTAGGACGAAATCAAGGACAAAACTGCGTATGAAAAATAAATTAAATAGATCGTTTCATAACAATAACAATAATCAATAATCAATAATCAATAATCAATACCCCCCATAATCTCTCTCGCGGTTGTAATCTGAATGCAGTGATGGGATCCAACGTGTCCATTTCCAAAGTAAACTACGAGGACATGCAGTACGTGTGCCGCACGGCCAGTGTGAACCCGGCGCTGCATCACCAGTATTCCAATTATTACGCGGCCGCGCATCCGTGGTTGCTGATCAACACGCTGCCGCCGGGCATGCAGGCCTGCCTGATTCCGGGCACGCTGCCCATTGAGGAAGAGGAAGTGTCCATGAACGCGATGCTGTCCGAACCGAAGGGAAAGGACCGGGAGATCATCGTGTACGGGAAAAACGCGAACGACGACACGGTGCACAAAAAATACCAGCAGCTCGTTGGCCTCGGGTTCAAAAACGTGCGCGTGTATCCGGGCGGCATGTTTGAGTGGCTGCTGTTGCAGGACATTTACGGCGCGGCCAGTTTCCCGACCACGTCCAAGGAGATGGACATATTGAAGTACAAGCCGCCGTCCGGGCGGCAGAAGCTGCTGTTGAAATGATCCAAATCCAAACAAATCAAACGCAAATCCAAACAAATCAAACGCAAAACACAATGTGTTGTGTATTATATTATAGATATGTGTTTATAGTATAATAATCATAATAATCCCATCCCATCCCATCCCATCATTCATTAAACGAATGCACCCGCCGTCGGTCATGTTTCATTGGACTGCCTGCATTGGCTTCGTTCAAAGCCTGTTTTTAGCATACGTGCATCCGCCAACGCTGATGCGCTGCATTTACACCGGAACCACGCTCGCCAACGTGTATCACTACGGCTTGAGCGCGCAATTACACGAGCCCAGCCGCCAAACCATGCGGCTCTACGTTCCGGATGACGAGCAGCGCATCATCATTCTGGGCCGCGCGGCCAAATGGACCAGCCGCGGCCTGCATCTCATCGCGATTGCAATGGACGCCGCGTACATTGTCGTCGTAACCGACTACAACATTTGGCTGTCCATGATGATGTTCATTGCGATCGGACTCTATCCCGCGCTGAAACTGATGCGCCGGTGCGCGCCCGACATCAACACCACGATCACGCAGCGCCTGTTGCGTGCGCGCAATGGTGGTACCAATCCTCCCAATAATACCCCCGTGCATTCCGAATATTCGCTGCTGGACGACAGCGACCATCGCGACGCGGTGCAGCAGCGCTTCATGCTGAAACAAGTGCCGCGCATGCTGGCCATGATTGCTTTAAGCGCGTGCCACATGGCGCTCATGCTGGATGTGCGCGACACGTGCGCATCTGCTGCTACTATTCCATCAAACGCGTCCCTTGCATGGATGTGTGCATGAACAATTCATTGTTTTTGATTATTGAATCAAAAAAAATATTGGATTACGCTGCCCGCATCCAGGTACAAGGTGGATAGGTTGGTTGAAAGAAGATTGCCCATGGCCAACGTGTGCGGCATCTAAAAATTTGAGGTTATGTATTATTACAACAAAAAAAACACATTTTCATATCAAATGCATGAATGCCATTATAACAACAGCTGATCCACGAAGCGCATGATTTCCGTAATGCGCTGGGTTGCAGTGACTTCAATTTCAGGATTGGCGTCAATGACCAGCTTTTTGCACGGGGTCGCGTTTCCATTGATCCACGCGTCGTGATAGTCGTGGCACTTCTGCACGTATTCCAGCGGGATGGTCTCGCCTTCGCGCCCTCGTTTCATGATGCGCTGCATGCACGTTTCAGGATCGGCGCGAATGTAGACGATTCCCGACACTGGGAGATCTTTTATGAACTCGTCAAACCACATGTTGTATATGGTAAATTCGTCTTCTTGAATGTCGCCGCTGTCGTAGAGCATTTTGGCGAAGATGTTGCGATCCGTGTCCACGCTGCGCTCGGTAATAATGACGCGGCAGCGCCCTGCATTTGCGCGAACCGTTTGGCGTAGCAAAGCCAGGCGCGAAATGTACGCCATCATTTGAAACCGGAACGCGTATTGCTTGTGATCCTTGTAGAAATTGGTGAGAATGGGAACCCCTTCCCCATCCTTGACATGGCGCCACGAATCCACGGGCTCTTCCACGAAATGCACGTCGTCGCGACCCCGGTACGCCTCCTTCAGCATTTCCCACGTGGTGGATTTGCCCGACCCGATGTTGCCGTCAATGCTTAAAAGCAACGGGGGGGTCGCAATAGAATTGTTCATAGACTCCTTATGTACTATGGTTGCATTAGTTTTTATTTGGATTAAACCCATAATCAATTTTTTTGAGAATGGGATTTGTTTTGTTTCAAAGAAAAAAAAATACATTTGCGAATGCACTTAAAGAAACCGTCGCAAGCATTCTTAGCATTATTGTAATCATTGGCACATGGATTTCACGCAGGGCAAGCTCACTAAAAGCGAATGGGACGGCATAGAAGTGCCGGATTCGCACGAAGAACAGCAGGTTTACCAGCTCATAAAGGACGGCTATCACGATGTGAACATTGTGCGCAACTCCGCGCAAACGTTGCTGCAGTACATGAAGATAGCCCCGTCCGACGAAATGCACGCGCACATGTACGAACTGTATTTCAAAACGCACGTGGACGAGATGCGCGAGGCGTTTGCCCTGTCCGCGTTTGAAACCAACACCGACAAGAAGAAGCTGGTCAAAAAGGCGGACCTCATCCGCATTCAAAACACGACCAGCAACCTGGACGATCAAAAAACCAAAATTTTTGAGTTTGTTTTGCTGGGCCTCGTGTTAAACTTGTTGAACAACAAGTTCCCGCACATGTACCCGCACTGGAGCGAGCACTTGCAGGGGGTGTCCGAATCAAAACGGAAACGCGCGCCGCCCGTGCCGGCCGCGGTGCCCAGTCGCCCCAAGTGGATGTATTACTATTACAGCATTTGCCTGCTGCGGCGCAACAGCATTGAGCACATGAACCCGCACGTGAACGCGTTCATCAATCACGTGATTGGACTGGTGGAGAACGACTTTGATCCCGCCGCCTTCATCAAGAAGGCCCACGATTTCGTGGAAAAGAACGAGTTCGTGTTCAAGTGCAGCGACGCGAAGCTGTACGAGCACCAGAAAGAAATTTTCACGGTGTGCAAGAGTAACCCGGCTGCGCCCAAGCTGGTGCTCTACATTGCGCCCACCGGCACGGGCAAGACGCTGACCCCCATCGGCCTGAGCGAGCACTACCGCGTCATTTTTGTGTGCGCCGCGCGCCACGTGGGCCTGGCGCTGGCGAAGGCCTGCATTTCGGCGAAGAAGCGCGTCGCGTTTGCGTTCGGGTGCGGCAGCGTGGACAACATTCGCCTGCACTACTATGCTGCCAAGGACGTGGTGCGCGACCGCCGCACGGGCGGCATCCGCAAGGTGGACAACAGCGTGGGCGACAACGTGGAAATCATGATCAGCGACATCAAGTCGTACCGGCACGCCATGTACTACATGAACGCGTTCAACCCGCTTCACCGCTTGTTGCTGTACTGGGACGAGCCCACGATTACCATGGACTACGCCGAACACGAGTTTCACGCGCTCATCAAGAACAACTGGACGGAAAACATTGTGCCGAACGTGGTGCTGTCGTCGGCCACGCTGCCGCAGGCGGCGGAAATGGCGCCGACCATCATGGATTTCCAGGCGCGGTTTTCGGGTGCCCAAGTGCACAGCATTGTCAGCCACGACTGCCAAAAAACCATTTCGTTGGTGGGCAAGGACGGCTACGTGCAGCTGCCGCACCTCATGTTTGAGCGCTACGAGGACATGCGGGCGTCGGCGGCGCACTGCCGGGCCAACAAAACGCTGCTGCGCTACTTTGATTTGCGCGAGGTGGTGAAGTTCATTACGCACGTGAACGAGGGGCAGCTCTGGACTTCGGCGCGCTACGCCGTGGAGCGGCATTTTTCGGACATTGCCGACATCAACATGACGAACATCAAGGCGTACTACTTGGAGCTGCTGGAAAACGTGCAGGCCGACCGGTGGCCCGACATTTGGGCGCACTTCCAGGCGCAGCGCACGCGCGCGCACGCGTCCAACGTGAACGTGACGGCGCAAGACGCGCACACGCTGACGTGCGGGCCGACGCTGTTTTTGGCGAACGACGTGGAGAAGGTTGCGCGCTTCGCGTTGCAGATTGCGCAGATTCCGGAGTGCGTGATGGACGACTTGATGGACATCATTGAACACAACAATGTCATAAAGGACGAAATGGAAAAGCTGGAGCGCGAGATGGAAGACGCAATGGAGGAGGGGGTCAACGCAAATGACGACGACAAGGACAAGGTCAAAGACAAGAAAAACAACAAGAAGGTGGACGCCATGCGGTTCAGCCCGGAAGTGCGGCGCATGCAGGAAAAGATAGACGAGCTGCGACAGCAGGTGAAGTGGGGTGCTTTGAACGACATGTTTGTTCCCAACCGGGCGGAGCACTTGAAGCGGTGGGCGCCGCACCTATCCGAAGAAGCCATTGCATCCACGAACCCGTTCACGTCGCGGGTGGAGCCCGAAGACGTGGAGCGCATCATGGTGCTGCCGGTTGAAAACATTTGGAAGGTGCTGCTGATGATGGGCATCGGGGTAATGACGGAGCAGTCCAATTCCAACAAGACGTACACGGAAATCATGAAGGACTTGGCGCAGAACCAGCGGCTCTACCTCATCATTGCGTCCACTGATTACATTTACGGCACGAATTACCAGTTCTGCCACGGGTACTTGGGTAAAGACTTGTGCGACATCAGCCAGGAAAAAATCATTCAGGCGCTGGGGCGAATTGGGCGCAACAAGCTGCAGCAGGAGTACACCATCCGGTTCCGCGACGACGCGCACTTGCTGAAGATTTTTCAGGCGTCGGCGGTGGCCAAGCCGGAGGTGGTGAACATGGCGCGCTTATTGAGTTCGTGAAGCCTACCCTAAACGAATGTGAATGCAGCTCCGGACGCGATTAACTGCCGCATGTGCTGGTGAAATTGTTCATCCGTCATCGTGTTCGTGGTTTGTGATTGGCCCGGTGGAAAGATTTCGTAGTTCGCGGCGTCATTGTTCCACCGTCCGACCATTTGCTTGGTATTGGGGTCGTGCAGGGTGGAGAAGGGTTGATCGGGGAGTTTACAAAGGAGGTACATGGTGCCGTTGATTTCAAGCGGGTAAAACTGGCTGTCGGTAGTCATGCTATTCGTGCGTTGTAATATTATTATGATGTGAAAACAAATTCAATTTTTTATATTAATTTTGTTTTATATGTACAAATCATGCGCAAACAATAATAGCGCAATAATAAACTTAAAACATATAGAATTATTACTGCATACCATACAATGGAAAAAGACAACGAAATTCGCCGGTTCCAGTGCAACAAATGCAACAAATCCAGTCTGGTGTTGAAAAAGGTGTGGGATCAGCAGCACCACGGGTTTGCGTGCGACGCGTTCTGGGCCACCATTCAAACCCAAACGCGGTACAAACGATGCACCGTGCAGTGACATGCGTAACGAAACGATATGCGTGTAAAAATGTTAAACATTAATGTGTATTCCATTATATACCATTAAATGCATTCGGTGTGGCGTCCGCCGTACCCTTCAGAAAATGCAAAAACTCTCCGAGTGAAAACATTCAGCACTACAAATCCGTATGCCGAAACGCAGCAACAGCAACAGCAACAGCAACAGCAACAGCAACAGCAACAGCAACAGCAACAGCAACAGCAACAGCAACAGCAACAGCAACAACAGCAACAATCCAAACGCGAAGGCAATAACGATAAAATATACGAACACGGACTCATACCGCAAGTGGGCATGAATCCATTTTTACAAGGCAATTATTTACGAGATTTAGAAACACAGGATCAATTTTTGAAACCATTAAACTCTAATATTATGAAAATGCAAGGTCAATAAGACCTTACCCCTAAAATACATATGAAAATAAAAAAATTGAATTACTTTTTTATTTTCATTCGGTTATGCAGTGTATCCTGTCTCGTCAATGAAACATTTGAAGTATAGCAAGCTTCGGGCTGTGGCTGAAAGCCCATCCTTATTGAATGCCCACTTGGGTGAAATGCAGCGGCATTTTACTCAAACAGTAAGTGCCAGTGCCAGTGCCAGTGCCAGTGCCAGTGCCAGTATTCGGACGCTGTTAAATCTCATTGGCGATCAACGCAAAATAGTCATTCGTATAATTCAAGTTCAGCGGGCGCAAATCAACAAGTACCGGCAAAGCATTCGCAATGAGCGCAAACTCGTGAAACGTGGTGCGCCGGCTTCGCTTGAATCCGTAACGACGGAAACGATGGTTCAAATGGCGTTGCGCGTCATACAAGACCTCAAAGACAACATTCCAGCTCTGATTGAACCAGTCGTTTCCAGGATTCACAATAACCTTCGCAAACTGCAGGACCGCATGCTGTTATTGACAAAAGCTGCGCAGACCACATCCGCCATCACTGAATAATAACCCCAAACAAACAAAAAAAGGAAAAAAAAACAGAAAAAAACAGAAAAAAAACAAAAAAAAGTTTTTTTTAAATAAACTGAAAATGATTGCTTGGAAAATAATATAAACCCACGCACGCAATACATTGTAAGCAAATGAGTAACGCGGTGCAAGACATGGAGCAAGACCAAGACCAAGACATGCGCGTTGTGAAGCGCAGCGGTGAGCACGAGGTCATCGCTTTTGACAAGATACTGGCCCGCATTCGGAACGTGGGTAAGCAGGCCGGCATCAGTGCCGTGAATTACACCGCCCTTGCCATGAAGGTGATTGACCAGCTGTATGACGGCATTCCCACGCACAAAATAGACGAGCTCACGGCCGAGCAGTGCGCCACCATGGCCACGCAGCACCCCGACTACGGCACGCTGGCGGGTTATATTATCGTGTCCAACCACCACAAAACCACGCCGCCCACGTTTTACGAGGCCATGCGCCAGCTATATGAATTTGTGGACGTGCGCGACCAGCCGTCGCCGCTCATCAGCGACGAGTTCTGGGCCGTCGTTTGCACGCATCAGAATGAGCTGGAGGCCATGATTGACGTGTCGCGCGACTTTCTCATTGACTACTTCGGGTTCAAGACGCTGGAGCGCTCGTACTTGATGCGCACCAACGGCGCCACGGTGGAGCGCCCGCAGTACATGTGGCTGCGCGTATCGGTGGGGATACACGGGTCCGATTTATGCAAGGTGCGGGCCACGTACGACCTCATGTCGCAGAAGTACTTCACGCACGCCACGCCCACGCTGTTCAACGCGGGCACACTGAAACCGCAGCTGAGCAGCTGCTACTTGATTGCCATGGAGAGCGACAGCATTGACGGCATTTTCAACACGCTGAAGGAGTGCGCCAACATTTCCAAGCACGCGGGGGGGATTGGTGTGCACGTGCACAACATTCGCGCAACGGGGAGCCACATTCGCGGGACGAACGGCGTGTCAAACGGGTTGGTGCCCATGCTGCGTGTGTTCAACAACACGGCGCGCTACATTGACCAGGGCGGCAAGCGCAACGGCACCATTGCGGTGTATTTGGAGCCGTGGCACGCGGACATTGCGCACTTCCTGGAAATGAAGATGAACCACGGGGACGAGGACGCCAAGGGGCGCGACCTGTTTTACGCGCTGTGGGTACCTGATTTGTTTATGGCCCGCGTGAAGGCCAACGCGGAGTGGAGCCTGTTTTGCCCCGACGAGTGTCCCGGGTTGTCGGACGTGTACGGCGACGAGTTTGATACGCTATATGCCAAGTACGAGGCAGAAGGGCGGCAGCGCGGGAAGGTGAAGGCGCGCGACTTGTGGTTCCGCATCCTGGACAGCCAGATGGAGACGGGCACGCCGTACCTGTGCTACAAGGACGCCGTCAATAAAAAAACGAACCAGAAGAACCTGGGCGTCATTCGGTCGTCCAACCTGTGTTCCGAAATCATGGAGTACTCGGACGACCGGGAGACGGCGGTGTGCAACCTGGCCAGCATTGCGCTGAACCGGTTCATAGCGGGGAACCAAGGTGCCAAGCATTGCGCCCCGCACCCCTCCTGTAAGCTGCACGAAGCCACGGGGAAGGGGGAGGAGAGCGAGGGGGTGCGGGGGGCGCTTGTCGCCCCCCGGTTTGACTTTGAGAAGCTGCACGAAGTCACGCGCATCGTGACCGAGAACCTGAACCGCGTGATTGACGTGAATTACTATCCCACGCCGAAGACGCGCGTCAGCAACATGGCGCACCGACCCATTGGCATCGGGGTTCAAGGCTTGGCCGACACGTTCATGCTGCTGGACATGGCGTTTAGCAGCGACGAGGCGCGCACGTTGAACAAGCGTATTTTTGAGACCATGTATCACGCCGCGCTGACGGCGTCGTGCGACTTGGCGGAGAAGGACGGGCCGTATAGCACCTTTGCCGGGTCGCCCGCGTCGCAGGGCATCCTGCAGTACGACATGTGGGGCGTGGAGCCGGAAGCTGGGCGGTATGACTGGACCGCCTTGAAGGCGCGCATCATGAAGCACGGCTTAAGGAACTCGCTGATTCTGGCGCCCATGCCCACCGCCAGCACGTCGCAGATTCTGGGCAACACGGAGTGCTTTGAACCGATTTCCAGCAACATTTACACGCGGCGCACCATGGCGGGCGAGTTCATTCTGGTGAACCGGCACTTGATTGCGGATTTGCAGGCGGCGGGACTGTGGAACGAGGGCGTGAAAAACAACATTGTGGCGAACAAGGGCAGCGTGCAGCACATTGGCGGGCTGAGCGAGCACCTGAAGCGCAAGTACTGCACGGTGTGGGAGATCCCGATGAAGCACGTGATTGACATGGCGGCGGATAGGGGCGCGTTCATTTGCCAGAGCCAGAGCATGAACCTGTGGATGGAGGACCCGAACTACGCGGCGCTCACGTCCATGCACTTTTACGCGTGGACCAAGGGGCTCAAAACGGGCATGTACTACTTGCGGCGCAAGGCGCGGCACCAGCCGCAGCAGTTTACCATTGAGCCCGAAGCCGCTAAAGCCAACCGCGAAGGCGAAGGCGAAGACGAGGGCTGCACGATGTGCTCCGCTTAGATCCGCTTAAAGATGTGCTCAGATTATTTACGAATCATACGGCGGCGGGTTCGCCGCATTTTTCGTGCGCGTCGTTTTGTGGATGATTTAACATTCCGCGTTCTTCTTATATTCCCACTTCCACCGCGCCCATCTATTTTTTTTTCCACTAAATCTTCTTTTGTTAATTTTCTTTTCACGAATGGATTAGATGATACAAATTCTGGCCCCTGCGGGTCGTCTTTGTCGTATGATGACGACAATGTTGGTGATGACAATGTTGGTGATGGCAATGTTGGTGATGACATTGTTGATTATTATTTTTACCTTATTTTATACATGAACCCCAGAAAAAAAATTAACCCGACACGAAACAAAACCGTCAAGGCATCCAAATCATCTATAAAAAATCCAACGGTTCAATCCATGTCTCAAAATACATGCGGTGTATCGCAAACGATACGCTAAATGGCAGCCCAAAGCACATTTATGAAATCAACGACAACGCCGCATAATAAAAATACCTGGTAACAGTGTGGCGTTAAATACATACATGAACCAACATAAAGAAACAATGACTCCTAGGTTCAACCCAAGTTATGACAGACGAGGTGTGGCCCGAAACGTTGTGGCCCGAAACGTTGGACGCCGTGCGCGATTGCGACCTCGCGTGTTTAAAGTGCGACCATTCTGCAAACATGGTGAGGGATGGATTGCGCGCGATTATCCGAGTGGCTGATTCTCCCGAATTCAGAAGCAGGGAAATAACTGCAAACCAGGTGTGGACGCATTTGGCCCAGTACAGTCCGGAACCCGGAAAAGGGTTCATGTTCAGCGCGGACGACGATGTGATTCTGAAGATTCAGAATGAAATGGAAATTGGACACTCCGGATGCAGCATGGGGTGGACAATGCGACAGATTGAATTCATAGCGAAGAACGGGCTCCCGGCCTACCGAAAATTATTCTACAAATTTAAATAATAGTATAGTTAATAGTATAATGCCACACACATTAGCTATCGGTAACCTTCTTTCGTCCGACCAATCCACGCTCTATCTGGATGCAAACAGCGGTTTTGACGTTACCCGTCCAATCACGGTTTTTGCGGTTGCGACAACCCGCTTGGGTAACACCGTTACGTTTAAGGAACTAGCTCCTTCCGCGCTACTTTCCAATTTTTCAATACCGAATAAATTAATTAGCGACGCGCCGTTTACATTAACCGCTCCTACAACCAACAGTACCGGCGCATTCACGTATACCAGCAGCAACCCGGCCGTGGCCACCGTGGCTGGATCCACCGTAACAATTGTCGCGGCAGGCACAACCACGATTACCGCGACCCAAGCCGCTACCGCCAGCTATGCTTCAAACAGTATAAGCGCCACATTTACTGTTCTCATTTTGCCCACACTTTCCAATTTTTCAATACCGAATAAATTAATTAGCGACGCGCCGTTTACACTGACCGCTCCTACGACCAACAGTACCGGCGCATTCACGTATACCAGCAGCAAACCGGCAGTTGCCACCGTGGCTGGATCCACCGTAACAATTGTCGCGGTAGGCACAACGACGATTACCGCGACCCAAGCCGCTACCGCGACGCATGTTTCAAACAGCATAAGCGCCACGTTCAGCGTAACTGTTCCGCCTCCGTTATTACTTAATGGCGAGACGATTCAGTACAATGGAAACGCTGCCGATGTTCCAACATCTTCGGCATTGTTCATTCAATCCGATCCAAGAGGCACCGGTTCTGAATGGTTCGCGGTGGTAAAGGATGGCATGAAATCCGCCATTTCTGCGTATGCCAGCGAAACAAACGGACCGTTTATACCAAGCGGCCAAACAGTTCCAGTGCCATTCAATAACATTGTAACAACTTTGATGACGGACCTTAGTTCTACATTTGATAATAAAAACAGCTTCAACCAACCGATTGGATCATGGGACACGGCAAATGTTACAATCGTGTATGGTATGTTTAAAAGTGCCAGTGCATTCAACCAACCGATTGGGTTATGGAACACGGCTAATGTTACAACCATGAATCAAATGTTTACTGGTGCCAGTGCATTCAACCAACCGATTGGGTCATGGAACACGGCAAATGTTATATACATGAATTATATGTTTTCCGGTGCCAATTCATTCAACCAACCGATTGGGTCATGGAACACGGCAAATGTTATATACATGAATTATATGTTTTCCGGTGCCAATTCATTCAACCAACCGATTGGGTCATGGAACACGGCAAATGTTATAAGTATGCGTTATATGTTTCAAGGTGCCCCATTCGACCAGCCCATTGGCTCATGGGATACAACAAAAGTTGCAGATATGGATGGTATGTTTCAAAATGCCCCATTCAACCAACCGGTTGACAACTGGAACACGGCTAAAGTTACAACCATGGCTGCTATGTTTTATGAAGCCACTCCATTCAACCAACCAATTGGTTCATGGAATACGGCCAACGTTACGAATATGTTTGCTACGTTTTATGCCACTGCATTCAACCAACCAATTGGTTCATGGAATACGGCCAACGTTACGAATATGAGTAGTATGTTTCAGAAGGCCACTGTATTCAACCAACCGATTGGTTCATGGAACACGGCAAATGTTATATACATGTATTATATGTTTCGCCAGGCCACTGCATTCAACCAACCGATTGGTTCATGGAATACGGCCAATGTTATAGACATGAATCAAATGTTTACTGGGGCCACTGCATTCAATCAACCGATCAGTACTTGGAATGTTACACTGGTTACTTCTTACGGCGCCTTCAGAACTGGGTCTGCTCTCAGCACAGAAAACACACCATCCAAGTTCCTTTGAACAATGAGCATGAACAATTCATCAGTGAATTGTAATAAATAATTTAAAAAAATGAATTATTTTAACAAGTATATTTAACAACATTCATTCAAAACAATAATGGATGAGCCGCTTTTGCAACCAAAGCACGCAAGACGGCAACAACAGCAACAGCAACAGCAACAGCAACAGCAACAGCTGCCACCCGAGTTCCTGATGCCGGTTCCGTTTTGCGAATTGGTGTGCGACCAGTTGTATTGCATATGCAGTAAGTGCTTGTGTTGTTTTCATTTTGAGCCAATTTGATTTTGATTTTGAATTTGATTTTGAATCTTTTGGGGCTCATGAGTTCATGATTCGGTTTCGTTTTCGTCGCGCTCGCACTCAATGGTGCAGTGGTTGCGGAATAAAGCGCGGAATTCGCGGCTGCTGCGGCACAAGTCCTCGTTGTGTGTCAGCATGTGGTAGCATCGCAGCGTGACAATGGTGTCAATTTTGGAGTTGTGCACGTTTTTCGGCACGCGCTGGAAGAGGTGCTCGTGCAGCTCCAGCAGCTTGGGCCACTTGTAGCCCAAGCCATTTGAAGAAGGCAGTTTGCACAGGTCGGTGCTGACCTTCATGGTGCAAAAGGGGGATGGGAAGTACAGCGACAGCTGGTTGCGCCGGGCCTCCATTTGAAGCATGTTGGTGTCAAATTCAAGGTTGTGGGCAACGCACTTGCCGCACTGCATGAGAGCCGTTTTGAAATCAAAGAGCGCAATGCGGATGTCGGTGCCTTGTTGCAGAGACATTGTGCGCGTGATGCCGTGAATGGCCACACTTTCATCGGGTAGTGGAATGTGCGTGCCCAGACTGATGATGACGTCCTTGAAGTCATGTATTTTGTCGGCGTCGGTGTCGTAGATGAGATAACTAAGCTGCACAATGTGCGGCCATTGCGCGGGGTCCATGCACTGGCGGTTCTTGGGGGGGAGTCCGGTAGTTTCGGTGTCAAATACCATAATTTTCATTGTTGTTGCGGTTGTTGCGGTTGTTGCTGTTGTAATTGATTTAAACATCTTTAAATTGAAATCAATTTTTCAAACAATGTCACGATCAAATACTGTCGGCTCTAATTTTCAATTCGTGTCATTTATAATATAGTTGTTACGTTATAACCTTTTATAAACCATGCCGCACACTTTAGTAATGGGTAATCTTCTTTCAACCGACCTATCCACCTTGTACCTGGATGCGGGCAGCGGTTTTGACACTAGCCGTCCAATAACAGTGGTTGCGGTTGTAACAACCCGATTGGGTAATGACATTGTGTTTAAGGATCTTGTTCCTTCCGCGCTACTGTCCAACTTTTCAGTGCCCCAAAAACTAGTGGGGGATGCGCCGTTTACATTAACCGCCCCTACGACCAACAACACTGAAGGAGGCGCATTCACTTATAGCAGCAGCAATGCGGCCGTGGCCACCGTCAATGGAACCACCATAACAATTGTGGGTGTTGGCACTGCCACAATTACCGCCACGCAAGCCGCTACCGCCAGCTATGGCTCAAGCAGCATAACCGCATCATTGGTTGTAATTCCACCTCTGTTGTCATTGGATTCCAATGGCGTAACGATTAAATACAATGGAAACGCTGCCGATGTTCCGACGTCTTCGGCGTTATTCGTTCAAGCCAATCCAAGAGGAACTTCCGAATGGTTCGCGGTTATAAAGGATGATATGAAAGCCGATATTTATGTATATGCAAACTCTCCTCCCCCAGGCTCCGCCGAAATCCCAGCAAGCGTAAGAAACGCACCGTTTATTCCACCTGGACAATCCATTCCAGTGCCATTTAATAATATTGTCACCACACTGATCACGAATATGAGTTCGGCATTACGTTTTTTTAATCAAAATATATCATCTTGGGATACATCCAACGTTACAAATATGAATTCTATGTTTTATTCTAATAGTTCTTATGATAATCCATTTAATCAACCGATTGGATCATGGAACACGGCAAAAGTTACAGATATGAGCTATATGTTTAAGGCCTCTAGTTTTAATCAACCAATTGGGTCATGGGATACATCCAACGTTAGAGATATACGCTATATGTTTTCTTATGCTCAGTTGTTTAATCAACCGATTGGATCATGGAACACGGCCAAAGTTACGATTATGGCAAGAATGTTTGAAGACTCTGTTTTTAATCAACCAATTGGGTCATGGGATACATCCAACGTTACAGATATGAGTACTATGTTTGCTTCATCTATTAGTACCACATATTTTAATCAACCCATTGGATCATGGAACACGGCCAAAGTGACGGGTATGTCTGCTATGTTTTATAGAAATTCAAAATTCAACCAAAATATTAATTCATGGAATACGGCAAATGTTGTAAATATGGCTAATATGTTTACCAACGCCAATGTATTCAATCAGCCCCTTAATAATTGGAACACATCCAATGTTACAGATATGAATCAAATGTTTTATATTGCCACTGTATTCAATCAACCGATTAACACATGGAATGTCGACAAGGTCACTTCTGCTTCCAATTTTAGAACTTCTTCTGCTCTCAGCAATGAGAACACGCCACCTAAATTTCTGTGAAAAGTTGTATGACAATAACATGCATTTTACGCGTAAACAAAAAATGTATTTATTTTTTTTTTAATATCAACATATATATAAATAATTTTCAGGGTTTTCTCTCAACATGAATCTTACCAAGGCGCATTTATTCGTGATACTGCTTTTAGCACTGGTTCTTTGTTCGTTTTTTGGAGGCAGCTGTGGTGGAAATGATTTAGAAGGCTTCGGAAACCAATATTCCAGTTACACCGACATGTATGAAAAAAGGGGTCTGAATATGAAGAGTCTGAACAATGACAGCAGTGACGGCAGCACGAAGAAACGAAGCGGTAACAACCGCTGGAACAACAGTCGCTGGAACAACAGTCGCTGGAACAACGCTGATCACACGATGCTGACCACAAAATACGCGCCTTATGCGCAGGGCATCCGAGCGAACCAAATTCTTCCCGGCCAAGAGGACCTCTACATTTTGAAATCCGAGGTCATCCCGCCCGTTTGTCCGGTGTGTCCCGCTAACAAGGGCGGCGGCGGCAGCAGCGGCGGCAGCAAAGATGCGGAGAAATGCCCGCCGTGCCCGCCGTGCGCGCGCTGCCCGGAACCCGCCTTTGAGTGCAAGAAGGTTCCCAACTACAACCGCGTGAACGACGACTCCATGCCGTATCCCGTGCTGACGAGTTTTAATCAGTTCGGCTTGTAATCCCGCCGTTTGATACACTGTCGGTCAATGGACAGTGTTTCAGTTTGCGCATCTTGCGGCACGATTTTCATGACGCATTTAGAATACTTTCCGTACAGCGGTTCGGTGCAGCCCTTGTGTCCCCGTTTCTTGGTTTTGTTTTTGTTTCGTGTCATCATGCGAGGGTTGGGATCATCGGTGCAGCGAGCCCGGAAGTGTTCGTACCGTTCGCGCACGTCGCAGTACGAAAGCCCGGACGTTTTGCCCAGCAGCTTGTTTACAACTTCGTGCAGTTCGTACACGTATTTAGAGAAGGCTTCGCGATTGGCTAAATGGCATGCGCGCAGCGGGTGGTTTTTAAAATTCGTTTTCAAATTGATGCGGCAGTACTTACAAGGCAGCACGTGCTGCAACCCTTTAATGAACGCGCCGTAGTTGCGTTTGTCGGCTTCGGTGGGATGCACCGGGTAATTGAAACTCATGGTGTGTAAAAAGTGCCACATGGGCGGCCCCCACACGGTGGTGAGAAACCCGTCGCCGGATAAAAAATCGGCATCCGAAAACACGCGCGGGGGTTTTCTTGATTTTGAATGCGTTGTCGGTTTCATTGAATTTTCATTATATTAGAATGGTAAAATATTAATATAAACAATAAAATAAGATTTTACCCACCCCATACACACACCTCACAATTCCTAAACCATGGTGTTAATGAACTGTTGCAGGGTGGATTTTTCCACTTTGGCGTCGTATTCAATGTTTTTGCCGTCCTTGGTCAACACAACCGTGGGATAGCCTTGAACATTAAAATTATTGACGAGGGACTCGTTTGCGGGATCCTCGCCATCTACCACCACAAGCTGGAGCTTGTATCCGTTAATCGTTTTGCCCTCGTATTCGTTTTGAACGGATTGAAACTCGGGGAGCGCCTTTTTGCAGTGCGGGCACCAATCCACTTTGAACATGCGAATCACCGCAACGGGCGCATTCGCATCCTGATTGGATTCTTTGGTTTCATTAGAATTGGAATACCCCTCGTATTGGGACTGGTTGCTGCTGGACTTAACATGGCGGTTGTATATTTGCTGCGCTAACACAATGAAGAACACTGCAATGAACACATATCCAATGACCTTTTTGTTGTTCATCATCCATTCTGCCGATTTTTTCAAGCTATCCATTGAGGTTTGTCTTGCGTGGTTTATTTGGTTTGTTTTATAATAAAATGGAGAGAAATTATTCGTTTTTTGAAACGCATGAATAATCAATCAATCACATTTTTTAAGGGTCTCGGATTTGAGAAACTCTTTTCCGAAAGCAATGCCGTCTTCAATCCATGCTAAACGCTGGTCCGCGTCCGACATGATTGAAAACCATTCCGCCGGCGTAACATCGGGTTTGACGTTGCAAGTCACTTCATGCCGAATGCGCACGGCATTGGTGGATGCGCGGTTCACCATGCGCACCAGCTGCAAATTGATGAGGCGCATGTAATCTATTAGCGATGACTGCTCGCCGATGCCTTCATTCGCGTTATTCCACACGTTTCGCAGTCCCAGCACTTCGTCTTCCTGGCACTGCGTGTCCTGCATGCACTCCCGCAACGGGTAATTCGCAATGACGCCGCCGTCAATGTAGCAGCACTTGTCGCGAACAATGGGTTGAAACAGCAGCGGCATGCAAGCGCTCATTTTGATGGCGTCCATGAGCGCGAGGTCGGGATGCGTGACGTGCGACAGCTGCACCTTTGCGAACGTGTTCAATTCCACGCAGAACATGTGGAGAGAAATTCCGGAATACGCATGAAATTCCGACAACGTGACGGACAGTGACAAATCCTTGGATTCCAGCAAGGGCTGCATGATGTCGTCCAACAGCTTCAGTTTGGCCATCCCTTTGGACGAAAACAGCTGAAACATTTCAAGCGATTCCATGACAACTTTCTCCCACGGGCGCTTGATGATGTAGTCGTCCAGCGTGGACCATTCGTGCTTCAAGCACAGCATGGCGCCGATGAGCGCGCCGATGGACGTGCCGTAAATGGTTTCAATGTTTTCGTGCGCCCAAAACCCTTGTTCTGCCAAATGCTTGGCCGCGCCATACGAGAGCAGCCCCGTGGGACCGCCTCCCGAAATGACAATGTGTTTGATCACCATGTGTTACCTCTATGCATGCTAATTACTTGCTATACTTATATACTTATTAATATCGTTTCATATTTTTTTTTAAGATAATAAAATCAAATGGTAATTATATATTTAAAATATACGATGGAATCATCACAAAATGGTGCAGACCATGCACTTGCAGAAGAAGTGTCTATGCTTGAATGTGCAATGAGAATGACGCGCGTTTGCGAAAAGAAACGCTCATCGCTTTTTAAAAATATCACCACAGGTGATCCAAATGCGAAATACATTTACTGTTGTGCATATACTGCTCCAGCTATTACAGTATCAATCATGTTTCTACAATACTACAATATCACGAGTATTAAACAACTTGACGACATGTTGAATGACCGAAAACTTTTGGGCCAGGATTGCATTGAATTGAACCATGATTTAGTTTGTAACGGAATAAATGAAGTGACGGGACATATATGGAGTCATCATTATGATTATGGCACAGGGATTGATCAATGGATAAATGATCCTACATTATTTGATGATAATCCTGAAATGGGTGTTAATTTAGTGTCATTTTTTGATGTTGAACTTAATGCAACAGTTCATCATTCAATGATTTATGTTTCACTTGTGAATCCAGAAATATGTTACATCATAGATTCATGGAGTAGTAATTGTAATATCACTCGTGACTTGACAATGAGACAGTTAAAAACTGCAGATGTAATGTCCGCAATCAGTGAAATAATGTTTTCCCCGGACCCGTCCAGAATAATGACAGATGTGTTTTTAGACCCAGTGCCAGGAGGCAGCTGCAAAAGTCCGCTGCAAGTTATCAAGTTAAATAGAGACGTTATATATAACACAATTATTACCCATTTTGGCCCGGGATGTAGAGGGGAGAGCCGATTTGTTGGAGGAAAAATAAAACGCACGCATAAACGAAGACCCGTCCGCAATCATAAATCCACTTATAAACGAAAACGAATCACCATGCCTCGTAAGGCACGCTGTAATGCACGACGGTCTAATAAGGCACGACGTTAATATACGTTTCAATGATTTATTAAAAAATCTAACATGGTGTTAAGCGGTAAGCAATGGACAACATTTTTTCAAGTCGCAACGAAGAAAACCGAGAGAGCGTTGAAAAATTGAATTTAGACGAATTGTATGAACAAAAAAAACAGGAGGATTTAGCCAAACTTTACACGTTCAACCGCATTTTGACCCGCGTGCATGACAAGATCAAGGTGGCTTCACGCCAAAAAAACAGTCAACAGTTTTGCTGGTATTTGGTGCCGGAAATGTTGATGGGGGTGCCGAATTATGATAAAAACGGGTGCATCTCATATATCATGAGCAAACTACAAGAAAACGATTTCATAGTTCGCTACACGCACCCCAACCTGCTGTTTATTTCGTGGAAGCACTACGTGCCGAATTACGTGCGCACCGAAATCAAAAAGAAGACGGGCACCGTGATTGACAAGTTTGGAAACTACGTGTCGGATGCGGATGCCGATGCGGATGCTGGTGCGAATGCGAATGCGAATGCAGTCGGGAACGCCGATGTAAACACGATGATATTCAACAAGAAGGGTGCGGCAACCACCAAAAAACCGGCGGGCGATTTCAAACCCATTGCATCCTACAAGCCCACTGGAAATTTGATTTACAATCAGGACTTGTTTAAAAAGATTGAGGATCGCATTTGATTCGGGATGAATGGGTGTTAAAGCGCATCCAGCTCGGCCATGAGCGCCTCATACAGTTGCTGTTCAATTATTGCTTCCGTGATTTTCATGCAGCGCAGTTGATTGGACGCGCAGCCGCGTTCCATAATATCGGCCAGCTGCAGTTCCAGGGCATCCAGCTCTGCATTGGTTAATTGGGGATGAATGCAGCGATAATCCTGATCCGGATGTAAAACGATGGCGCGCATGATTCGGTCCAAATGTTCTTGATTTTCTCTCTGTTTATTCTGCATGATTTCCATTTGAGTTGCGTATGCGCGTTGCAACCGCAACATGTCCGGAGTTTGTTGTTGTTGTTGTTGTTGTTGTTGGTTCAGGTTCCCTTGAGGTTGTTGTTGGTTCAGGTTCCCTTGAGGTTGTTGTTGGTTCAGGTTCCCTTGAGGTTGTTGTTGTTGTTGCGCTTGCTCTTGCATGATGTGACTCCGCAGGTTTGCAATTCGGGCGTAAAAGCGGGCCAGTTCGCGCGCCTTGAGGTTGCACGGCAACGATGACAGCTCGTATAATTCATTGCGGGTCAGCGTGGATTGCGGTTGAAACCCCTCTTTGAGCCGCAAATGGATGCAGACCGGGTTGCAGCTGCGACGCATAATTGCATCTGCAATAATGTCCTCAACATCCGCGTCCACCTCCGCGTCCAGGAGCAGCATGGGCCGGCTGATTTCCTTTTCAAAATCGCTTAATTCAACCGGCGGACCTCGCAACACGCGTTCAAATGTAATGGCAAAGGCATTGTTGTTGTTCATAATGAATGAATGTTTTATTATTAGTAAATGTTGTTATTCGTGTAATATATGTTATTAAGTAATATATGTTTATGTTTAAAAATTGAATTAAACATGACGCAATAAATAATGGTTAGACATCTGCATCATGTTTGCAAGCAAGACACACAAAAATAAGCACGCCGGTGGTCGCGCGAACAAGACTGCATTGTGGACCAAGCTGGAGTCGTTGATTGCGGAGGATGACACAGTACTCAGGGAGAAGGCCATTGGCGCTGGTGCTGTTACTGGTGCTGGCGCATTGCCCCCTAAATCCCGTGGCAGTGGAATAGAATGCGTCTACAATCCATCCGGAAATCGCGAGGTGTGCGACGTGTGCCAGTCCAACCTGGTGATCACGGAGGAGGGGTTTGCGACGTGCACGAATCCCAAATGCAGCATCATATACAAGGACTCGTTGGACTACTCTGCCGAGTGGCGATTTTACGGAGCGGACGACAATCAAATGACGGATCCCACGCGGTGCGGCATGCCCGTGAATCCGCTGCTCATGGAATCCTCGTACGGCTGCAAAGTCATGTGCGAGGGCGCATCCAGTTATGAAATGCGCAAAATACGGCGATACACGGAGTGGCAATCCATGCCTTACGCCGAGAAGGCGCTGTATGACGAATTTGAACGCATCAAAAACACGGCATCCAATGCGGGCATTCCGAAGATGATCATTGATTGCGCGCTCCGGTATCACAAGAAAATATCCGAACACAAGACGTTCCGCGGGGAGAACCGGGACGGCATCATTTCGGCGTCCATTTACGTGTCGTGCCGGATGAACGACTGCCCGCGCACTCCGAAAGAAATTGCCACCATATTTCATTTGAACAACAAGAGCGCGACCAAGGGGTGCAAAAATGCGATGGCCATAATCAACGAGCTGGAATGCAATTTGGACAACGCGGATAAAACGAATTTTGAAAGGACGAAGCCGAACGCATTCATTGAGCGATACTGCAGCCCGCTGAACATGAATTCGGAGTTGACGAAGCTGTGCATATTTGTGGCCATGCGCATTGAACAGAACAACTTGATTCCGGAAAACACGCCGCACGCCATCGCGGCGGGCATCATTTACTTCGTGGCGCAAGTGTGCAATTTGAACATCACCAAAAAGGACGTGAACCGGATCAGCCAAATCAGCGAAGTCACCATCAACAAGTGCTTTAAGAAGCTGGAGTCCATCCGGGCGCAACTGATTCCGCCGTCCATTGTTCAGAAATATTCGGTCGCATCATGAAAATAATATGTGGATTGAATTTAGGCTTCAAGAATTTAGGATTTAGGGAGGAGGGCGAATGCAAAGCATTGTTGTGCCTGTGCCCGTGCCCGAACTGGTGTTCATTGTTCCGTATCGCAATCGGGAGGAGCATAAAATGTTTTTTTCGGTGTATATGAAGTTTCTGCTGGAGGACATGCCGCCCGAAAAATACCGGATTTATTTTGTGCATCAGTGCGACAATCGCCCGTTTAACCGGGGGGCAATGAAGAACATTGGGTTTTTGGCCATTCGGAGCATGTATCCCGACGCGTACCGGAACATCACGCTGGTGTTTCACGACGTGGACAACTTGCCGTATACCAAGGGGCTGCTGCATTATGACACGCGTCCCGGGGTGGTGAAACACTTTTTCGGGTACACGTTCACGCTGGGCGGCATCGTCGCCATTAAGGCGGGGGATTTTGAACGCACGGGCGGCTACCCCAATTTCTGGGCGTGGGGCAGCGAGGACAACTGCTTCAACCAGCGCGTCATTGATTCGCGGCTCTACATTGACCGCAGCAACTTTTTTCCGAGCGGGCACCGGTCCATTCTGCAGTTTGTGGACGGGCTGATTAAAATGATCAACAAGAAGGAGACGGCGGCGGCCATGTACCGCACGTGCACCGATTCGTACGCCACCATCCGAAACTTGACCTACCACTTTAAGGACGAGTACATCAACGTGACGTCGTTTGACACGCCGCAAAACCCGAACGACCTGCGGTTTGAGGAGTACGACATTGTCAAAAACAACGGGGTCAACCGCATCCCGATTCCGGTGGGCCCGCAAATGGGGTTGCAAATACAATCGTCGCAAAGGCCTCAAACACGGCGTTAGGAAAAAA